TACCTGTCAAGTGGTGTATCGGGTGAATCGGATGATTTCCACAAGTTTTTTCCATCCCGTTATCGGTTCCCTCGTCGGAATAGATTTCTCGGATTTCCCTCCCCAAGCCATTGACAGCGGTCAATGCTTGCGCTAGGATCGTCGCATCGCTGGTCAAGGGGACTGGCGGAACGCAAGAACAGGAGACGAGCCATGAAGATCGCCGTGAAGAAGACCGCCCGCGAAGTCGCCCGCGACTGGAACATCGCCCACCTCGCTGGGCTGGAGGCGGTCGCCCGCGTCCGCGAGACCATCAAGCCGATGGTCGTGGTCGGGCGCGAGGGTTCCTACATCGTTCCCGATGGCGTGTGCGGGTTCGCGTGGCTGGAGATTCGTCCCGCCCGTGGATCGCTCGTCACCTTCCTCAAGAAGAGCGGGATCGGCTCCGTGTCCTCGTACCACCGCTGCTACTGGGTCAACATCAGCGACTTCAGGCAGAGCCTCGCCATGAAGGAGGCTTACGCCCACGCCGTGGCGGACGCGCTGTCGAACGCTGGATACGAGGTGTGCGCTGGCTCCCGCATCGACTGAAAGGACAAGCCATGAACATCGCTGGAACAGACGACATCGAACTCTCGGCGGACGGTCTCACCATCTCCGCCTCCAGTCACAACAGCAGCCAGAGAGCCGCCGATTCCCTCATGGAGCGGACGGAGGGGACTTCCCTTCAGGGCTGTATCACAACGCCGTTCGCGCGGCTAGTGGAACTCTTCGGCGCACCTTACCGATACACCGAAGCCAACGGGGACGGCAAGGTCAGGGCGGAGTGGCACATCAGGGTCTACGCCGCCGAAGACGAGGAGGACGGGGCGGTGTTCAGGGGGGTCGCCACCATCTACGACTGGAAGCAAGACCTTCCTGTCGGAAGCGTCACCCAATGGAACATCGGGGGCAAGGACTGCCGCGTAGCCCACTACCTGTCCATGCTCATCAACGGCGTTCCAAGCGAGTGGAATGCCCGAACCTACTGACGAGGCGGTAGAATCGTGCCATGAGCCGATTCAATCCATCGGGCTTTGCTGGTACTGACCGCTTCGGCGGCGGAGGCATCGCCAATCCCAACAAGCCCGCCCTTCCCCTTGGCGTGTTCGCGCGTGACCGTGGCGCAGGAATCACGGGAGGTCGCCCGAAGACCAACGAGCGGCGGTTGGCTCGTGAGGCTGCAAACCAGAACATCGCCACTCGTGGCTAAAGGAGAATCAGGACATGAGCCGATTTGGAAGACTTGTTGACCCGCCGGGTTTCGGATCGAATCGCGCAGGACGGCAGCAAGCCATCGAAGTCGTCCCGGGTGTGTTTGTCGGCGGCGGAGGTCGCGGAGGCGGTGGTCGCGTGAAGACCAACAACTCCGAACGCCGTGCCGCCCGCGCCGCCGCGAATCAGAACATCGCAACGCGCCCGTAACGCTGCACAGCCATCTTTCTCCTCGGAGCCGCTCGGCTGAAGCCGTGCGGCTCTTTTGATTCAGCCCTTGCTCTTCGCTTCCAATGATCGCTCAAGCGCGTCGAACCTGTCGCTGATGTCGCGGTCGTGCCGTTCGATCTTCTCGTCCATCTCGTCCCAGACCTTGCCAAGTTCACGATGAATCTCATCGAACCTCGCATCGGTCTTGCATTCGGCATGGCGGCGATTCTGCCACACCAGCATCAGAAACAGGACAACCGTGCTTGCAGCCAGCGACAGTACGGCGATTTCAGTTGCGCTCATTGATTGGTCTCCTGATCGGAATGTTCTTCGGCAGCAAGCGGGTCGATCCCCACGAACCACCATTCGATGTTCTCCAACAGGTCTTCTGGGATCACAGCACGCATAGCCTCGTCGGACTCGACCGCCTCGCGCGACCAGAAGACCATCTCGACCATCTTCTCGTTGCACACCACAGGCTTGTCCGCGCAGAGACCGCGACCAGAAACAGCACCGATTCGCCAGTACCCCTTGATGGGCAGCAAGGCGATCTTCTTGCCGTCCGAACGGCTGCATTCAATGCGCTCGTCAAACCAGTAGTCCATGACATCGCGCATCAGGTCGATGATCGTCTCCTTGTCGGGGATCGTCGCCTTCGCGGACAGGTCGAGAAGCGGATGGATGGCGCAGAGTTGCTTGTTCTGCTGCTTGAGAGCCGCCCAGTCGATTGACTTGCGCTCTTCAGCCGTCCCGAACAATCCCTTCAGTTCTTTCGTGTCCACTTGCCCACCAATACGGCTACTGCCGCGATTGCCGTGAGGATGCCGAGGCTCCAAGGGAGCCAGAAGACGAATGCGTGGTAGAGGTCGAACTCCATCCCTCCAGCCTACCACCTTGTGAATAGTTGTCAAGCGCATCGCGGACGACATCGGAGACGGAGATTCCGCGCCGCGCCGCCGCCGAATGCAGCGAATGCTGCTGCTCGACCGTCAGCCTGAAGATCACGAACTGCGTCCTGCGTTGATCGCTCATTAGCCCGTGGTCGGAATGACCATCCCATAGAGGTCGATGATGGAGAATCGCGCCGTGTTTGAAGTCCCCACGCAGACAAGAACGATCTCGTTCAATCCAGATACGCTTGATGCGTAAACGACATCTGCATCGGCGGTATAGGATGGATCATTGGCATCTGGGATGAACGCGGTGTTGCCACTAATGCTGTTCAACGCCGTGAAGCCACGAAGCGGTGCGCCACCAGCAGTACCAAGTTGATGACCAAGCCAATGCCTATTGACTGGGCATAGGTAGTAGTAGCCCTTTGGCGGCTCTGATGTCGGTGGAACATTCAAGGCGACCGTGCTAACCGATGATCCCAAGCCCGAGCCAGTTGCCGCAGTTGGCTGGGGAACATTGTTGGTTGCTGATCCAGCCATGTTGGGCATAACGAGAGACGAACCTATAGTAGTAGAGTTCAATGTCGCCGCTTGGGGAGCCAACGAGAATGCGCTGGTAAGTGCGTATGGCGTTGAAGCCGTACCGTTGTTACGCACGCCGATGAACCCAGTAAAGGGGAGGGTCATTGTTCCAGTTGACTCTGGATGAACCATTAGCCCGATCATGGTCGGGATGATGATGAGGTTCTTCACATTCGATGACGAGCCGATCCCTCCCATGTCAATCAACGGGAAGACTGTTCCTGCATCAAGCGTGAAACCAACATTACCAGCAGTAGTTCCTCGGTCGTAGTTGCCCCTGAAGTCGATCTGACGAGAGATGAGCGACAGGGGTGTCTGGGCGGCGTAGCGTCGATTGACGACATTGTTGATCTGGATTACGGCATCCCAGCCGTCGATGCCTGCATCGACTGGCATTGCGTCTTCCGTGTCCTTGAGAGAAAAGTCGTATGAAGTTCCCATAGTTCATCCGTATGCCTTGATGCGAACCTGACCCGCGCCGCCGACCGTTCCTGCGACTGGTGTCGTCTTGGAATAGCCACCGCCGCCACCACCACCGGGTTGCGTGCCTGCTGTCGGAACGGTGCTGGTTGAGGCGACTCCGCCGTTGCCTCTGGTTTGAGTTCCAGAGTAGTTGCCGCCGCTGCCCGGGTTGCCGCCGTTACCGCCGTTCTGCTCCGTTGTCCCGCTTCCACCAGCGGTTCCAGAACTTCCGCTCTGGTTCGACATATTTCCGTTTGCAGCCACTCCAGCCGCACCCGTTCTTCCAATCGTGATGTATCCGCCACCGCCCTCTCCACCTCCGCCACTTGGAGCAGGCGAGAAAGTAGTGATCGTCGTCGCGCTTCTGGTGTGCGTGTTCATGGTCGTCGCACCGCCGTCACCGCCATCACCTCCGCCGCTTCCAGCGACTCCTCCAGAGCCAACGGTGAAGTTGATGGCATCACCAGATGTCATGCTGCCCGAGTAGCGATGCGCCGTCCGACCTCCACCGCCACCGCCGCCGCCACCTTTGTAGTTCGCTGGATTTCCCTTGCTGCCAGCGATGTAGTTGCCTGCTGCACCACCACCGCCGCCGCCGTACATATCGGCTTCGACATACACGGCTCCTGCGGGAACGGTGTACGAACGAGAGCCAGTAAGCGTGATGTCAGTCGTTGACAGGAGGACACGAGATGTCGCACGCTGGCTTCCGATGTAGGCGGCTCCGATCATGCGAACGCCAATCCGCCGACGAAGGCGAGGGTGTTTGTCCCATCGTTGATGAAGGTGATGACATCAATGCCGCTGCTCGACAGCGTTGGCTTCACTCCACCGGGGAACAGGATCGTGGGATGCCAGAACGCCGTCGAGCCGCTCATCAGCCCACCGTTCGTGAAGATCACAGTCGTCGCAGAGCCACTCATGCCGTCATAGCGAACTGCATAGGAGACTTGCGTTCCAGTCGTCGTTCCAGTCACGGTCTGGATGTTCCCGTCCGCGTACTGGATGTAGTAGCCAGATCGCAATGTGCCAGCGGAGAAGACTGCGGAATCAAGAATCTTCACCGACCCAGAGATCGTGAGACCATTGTTGCCGCCACTTATCGAAGTGCAGGAGAACCCCTTTGAGGCATCACGCAGGACGATGGTGCTTGCATCGTTTGTGGATACGGCGGTCGTCCGTGCGTTGGCGAGGGTTCCGCTCGTGATGTCCGTGGCGGAGTGCGTGTGGCTGTTGTTGCTGCTCACCTCGACAACAGAGCCATCCCCCTTCTTCAAGTAGACCTTGCCGTCCGTGGTGTTGATCGCCAACTCGCCCAAGGACAACGATCCCGCCGTAGGGACGGCTGATGCTGTACTGCTTCGCTTATGGATGATGGTGTTCGCCATGTATCACATCCCAGAATGCACTATACCCGATGGCTTCATCGGGTGTAGTGCCTAGATCAGAAGGTTCCGCCGTCGATGGTGATGCCGTCGATGCTGCCGCCCGTGATGCTCACGCTGCTTGCAGACTGCGTAGCCATCGTTCCAAGACCGAGGGTCGTGCGTGCCGTCGATGCGTCCGCATCGTCAACAAGGCTTCGACCGAACGAGGTCAGGGTGGTGACCGCGTAGGTGTTAGAGGCGGTCGTGTAGATCATCCTGTCCGCCAGCGTGGTCAGACCAGCGATGGAGGCAAGGGCGGCGTTGTACGCCTGCACATCGGTTCCGATGGCAACGCCGAGGGTCGTCCGCATTGCGCTCGTGCTGGTGTCGTCCAGCAGGGTGCGGGCGGTCGAGGTGAAGTCGGTCGTCAGGAAGGTGTCCACGCCGCTGGCGTAGATCAACTTGTCTGCGGCGGTCGTCACGCCAGCGAGGGCGGCGAGGGTCGCATCGTAAGCCTGAACATCCGTGCCGATTGCCACACCAAGGGTCGTCCGCATCGCGGAGGTCGAGGTGTCGTCAAGGAGGCTACGAGCCGTCAAGGTCAGCGCGGTCGTGGTGAAGGTGTCGGAGCCAGTCGCGTAGATGATCTGGTCGGCGGCGGTCGTGACCCCTGCAAGAGCGGTGAGGGTCGGGTCAGAGGACTGCGCGTCCGTGATGTTGTATCCAGACAGGGTGGTCGGATTCGTTCCAGCCGTCACTCGACCCTTCGCATCGACGGTGACGCTCTGATAAGAGCCAGCGGAAACGCCCGTGTTGGTCAGGGCAAGACCGCTCGTCGTCTCAAGACCGCTGCTTCCAGCAAGGGATAACGCGAGGGTGTCCTTCGTCTTCGACAGACCAGCACCAGCGGTGATCTTGCCCGCGCCAGAGAACAGACCCCATGTGATGCCAGTCGTGCCAACGGTGATCGTGCCAGTAGTCGTGATGACATACTGATCCTGCGCGTTGGCTGTGCCTTCCTCGACATACACGAACGCACCAGAGGTCAACTCGCCAGCGGGAGAGCCGTCAGCATCGGTCGTTCGCGACCAACTGCCGTTCGCTCCCGTTCCAACCGTATCGACCTTGTAGATGCCGTTCTGCGAGGCGGTCGTCTGGTTCTTGACGAGGATTCGGTCGTTCGCCACGAGGCTCACTCCGTCAACGGTTGACGGTGCGCCGCCAGCGATGGTCGTGATGTTCGCCGTGGTAGCAACGCGAACGCTGTCCTTGAAGTCGATTCCCAGACGGGAGTTATCGACATACAACTTCGTCGCCGCGTCCTGCGCGTTCGTCGGATCGGCAAGACCCGTGATCTTCTGGCTGTTGAACGCCACGCTTGCAGTCGGCGCAGCCATCTGATCCAGACGCGAGGTGCGGACTTGCGTGTCGAAGTCGCTGATCTTCGCAGCAGTCAGGGTCGGGATGTCAGCCGCAGCAAGCGAACGGAAGGTGGGTGCGCCCGTCGAGCCGTTCGGCGCGGCGAAGACGGTGTTGGTCGTCTGCGATGCCAGCGAAGCCGTCAGCGTTCCCGACAGGGTGACTGGGGAGCCAGACACCGTGAAGATGTTGGGGAGCGAAAGCCCAACGCTCGACACCGCTGTAGTGAGGAAGCCCTGATTCTGGACATACGCGGTGGTTGCGACCTTCGTGCTGTTGTCGATGGTCGATGGGGTGGTCGCCGTAGCCGATGCGCCAAGCGCGACCGTGCCGCTGAAGGTCGTGTTTCCAGAGACGGTTCCGCCCGCAGACAGACCGAGGTAGGTTCCCGTCAGGGACGGAAGATCGGCTGCAACGAGTGCGCGGAAGGTCGGTGCGCCAGCCGTTCCATTCGGAGCGATGAACACATAGTTGGCGGTCTGCGAAGCAAGGCTTGCCGTGAGCGTGCCGCTGGTCGTGACGGGAGAACCCGTGACCGAGAACATGGCGGGCAAGGACAGACCAACGCTGGTCACCGATCCGCTTCCGAAACCCGTGGTCTTGGTCGTGACGAAGGCAGTCGTCGCGAGGGTGGTGTCGTTGCTGTTGCTTGCAGGCGTAGTCGCAGTTGCCGAAGAGCCAAGCGATACCGTTCCAGAGAAGGTCTTGTTGCCGCTGATCGTCTGCGTGCCAGACAGCGAGACGAACGCGCCGTCACCGCCGATGGCAGCGATGCTCGTCGCGGTTCCGCTACTGTCGCCCTTGCCGTAGTAGAGCGTGTTGTCGATCTCGTTGAACGCCAACTCTGCGCTTGCGAGAGACGCTGGTGCGCCAGCAATGCCAGAACCACGCCGCTTGATACGAATGGTGTTTGCCATGATGTGTCCTAGAAGTTTCCGCCGTCAATCGACTTCGCCTGCACCCAACTGGTGTTTGCAACGCGCAAACTGTCATCGTCAAGCGGTGGAGTTGCGACTGTAACTATACCTTGAAAGGTCTTGTTCCCATTGATGGTCTGATTACCTTCAAGCGCGACGAAAGTCCCCACGCCACCGACCTTGAGGGCGAGAGTCGCCTTGTCGCTGCTCTTCTTTGCGCCCGATCCGTAGTAAAGGACACCATCGACCTCGTTGAACGCGAGTTCGCCGTGAGCGATGTCGGCTGGCGCACCTCCCGCGCCAGAGATTCGCCTGCGAATGCGGTTGATGGCGATGCTGGTCAATACTGACCTCCGTCAAATCCAAGGAACTGGTAGTCAGCGCGATGCCAAGAAAACCCCCCAAACTCATCCCTTGCATCGTACTTCGGGGTTCGCCAATCATGCCTGATTCGACTGTCGTAAGAGTAGTAATACCTTACGGACGCAGGCGTTCCGTTCGGAGCGTTGTCGATCAGATAGTGAGCAATCCTGATGTAGAAGATCGGAGGATTGCCCGTCTCGTTTCCGACATCACCGACGACTGGAATGTCTTCGCTGAAGAAAGAGTTGCTGAAGTCTGCACTACTCACTTTACGATTGATAGACCATCCAGCGTTTGCATTTAGCCAAGCGAGTGTCGCAGTTCGATCCTCCTCGTGCATCAAGGCGGAGTAGTCGATGGTGACGCTTCCGTAGTATCTGGCGTGGTTCCTGAACGAACCGTCTGGATCGGTGGTTGTGTAGTCAGCGACCGTTTGGGATCGAATGACGACTGGTGCTGAACGCCTAGCCGATCCATCCCAAGGGACAAAGCACACTTCAAGAACAAACCTATCTCGTGTCTTCTCCAATCCACTTTCCGCAACCGATCCGCTGCCGCCAGCCGATGATGCGTAGGCTCGACCACCAGCCCCCTTCAGGTAAGTGTTTGACGGAATGCTGATCTCAATGGCGATTGCCGCGAGTACCACGGCTGTACCAAACGAGTTGGTTATCGCGTAAGTGTCAATCGTCCTGTTAGCCTTGAAGTTCGGAAGTTCGGAACGCCAAGCATTTCCGCTTGGCAGAAGTGAAAGGTCGATGGCTGGCATCTTCTCGCCAAACCGCAAGTATTGCAGCGGGATTGCCTTATCCCACTTGCCTGCCACCGTAATGTTGGAGTTCGGAGATGCGTTTAGGGTGATCGCCGTTCCATTAGCGTTTACCGCACGAGACTTGTGATAAGCGGTCAATCCTGTGGCGGTCGTTCCAATAACCGTGAGCGGTCTCTGATTTGCAGATGCCGATTGAAACACAAACACCCTTGCGCCAGCGTAATGTGTTCCGATTTCGGTCTGATGCCTGCCTCTGACCAAGCCGCGAATCCTGTATTGGACGACAAGACTGTTCTTCCCATCAATGCTTGCAGTCGCATATGGCTCAATCTGCTTGGCGTAGCAAATCTCTTCTTGTCCAAGAGTTCCTATGACAACGGTGATTCCGCCATTGAAGTAGTTTGCTTGAGTTGTGACTGGAACCCAAGAAGCCATGTCAATCGCGTGCTTCTTCTTGTCCGTATCGGTTAGCGGTGCTTCAAAGCCGTTTCCGAAGATTTCAATGATGATCGAAGCGTCTTCGTATCGAAAGTCGTCCTGAATCCCACCAACCAGAAAGCCACCGAACTGCCTTCGTCCCGTGCTTGTTACGAGGACATACTCAAGCGGAGATGTTCCGCGATACAAGCCAGCACGAGCAACAGAGTTGCGCTTGCGGACGCGCAGCATTGAAAACACGGGCTGTATCCCTGTGTAGTTGCCGCGCTGCAACATCGTTCTTGGAACCTCGTACATCTTGAACATCAAGTCAGGAAGTGGAGCCTCCGCCGTTCCGCCGCCACCACCGCCATCGTCTGGGTCGGTGTAGTCAGGGGCATTGCCGTAGACATCTTGAACGAAAAGGCAGTCCGTGGTCGGGCTGTTCGCGTCGAAGCGCGTCTCAATCAGCCGTAGATCGCCAAGCGTGGGATGGCGAACCGTCTCCCCGGGTAGCAGCATCTTGAAGTCACGGATGAACTTGATTCCGTACTTCGCAAACGGAGCAAAACTCTCCTGCAATCGCCTGTTTGCGATCTTCCAAGCAACCTTCTCGCTCGTTGCAATCGTAAGTGGAACTCGACGCTGCCTTCGCCGTGTCCCCTGTTCCGACAATCCATCGTCTTCGATGTTCACGATGTCGGGCGCAAAGTCTCGCGTGACATTGGCGTAGGTAAAGACAATCTGATCCGTTTGCGTGATTCGATGAAACCTGTCGATCTCCTCGTAGGGCGGGAGCATCACATCGTCGGTGATTGCAAGCGGAGTGGCGACCTGACGGACAAGGCGAATGCCGATCTTGCCATCAACCTCGTAGAGCATCGCTCCGATGTCCTCAAGGATTCCGCCAATGACATTCTCGGCGGTCTGACCATCTTGAACCAAGATGTTTGCAGACAGCCCCTCGCTATTCATCGCATTTCCAACCGTGTTGAAACTTGCGAAGTCAATGCGGCAGTTGGGAATCGCACATCCAAGGGGTGACTCTTGCATCAGGAGAATCAAGATGCACAGAGAGGGATTCCAACCCTTGTCCTCGTCTGCTCCGATTGTTGATGGAGCCGTAAAGCCCCCAAGACCAGACGGAGGGCAAGTCTCAATGTCGTATTCCATGTTGCCCCATCTGGCGACCTGACCAAGACGGAGCCTGTCCCAATACATCCAGACCATGCCTTCCCACTTTGACTGCACTCCAGCAAGGTCGTTCAGCAGAACCAACGCCTCGTGAGTGATTGGTGGGTGGTCTTCTCCCCAGAAGATGAACCCAGAGCCATCCTTCGCGAAGTCAATGCGCGAACCAGATGGCATGAATGGCTTGGCGAAACGGCTGTTCTCGACAAGGCGACCATCCTTGTAGATGCCGTGGACGATCAGGGCGCGTTCGCAACAAAGACCAATCCATCCACGCTCCAAGTAGGCGACTTGCTTGATGTCCTGTGACCCGCCGCCGCCAAAATCCTTTCCTCCTGACGGTGCTTGACCGACAACCTCCTCAATCTCAATGCGATCACCAGTCCAAAGGAAGCATGATCCAACTCGCCTTCGTCCCATGACAATGGGGATGAAGCCACCACGGGCTGTTTGATTCGTCGGCTGTTCAGCCTGCACATCCATCGAAGCCTGACTGCTCTTGCGACGAAGCAGCAGTCCAGCACCAATGGAGATTGCGGCGACAATCGCATAGGCAATCAGGTATTCGATGCCGAAGAAGGTCGCGAGGATGGGCGTGTAGCCAGTCAACGAAGGCTCCTTGCCGCGTCTACGCGCCAGATGCACCAGACGCTTTCGCGCATCTTCTCCGTAAGCCCAGTCCAACTAACTCGACCGCCGTGCAGCCAGTTGTTGGAGTGCCAGATCACCCCGTCTCCAGCGATCATCATGTGGCACGGCTCTTCGTCCGTGTGTTCAAGCACAACGACATCCGCTGGGGCTAGTTCAGGCATCTCCGAATCCCTGCCCTTGCGATAAACGACATGGCATGGATACCTGTCGGTCATCCAGTTGAACACATCTACGGCTGGGAACTTCGCGACATACGCAGCCGAAGCAGGAAAGTCGAATGGAATGCACCCAGCATCAGCCTTTCGTCCATGCAGCCACTCAAGCATAGACACGACGAAGCGAACGCAGTCCACCCCGCCATGAGAACCCTTGATGCTGATCCCATGCCGATACGGAGTCGCATACCACCCCTGAAGTTCGTCATTGAACTCGGCAAGCGTTCTCATGCTGGCATACCTCCGCCAACCTCCCAGACTGGGTTGTATGTCGGAACAAGGATTCCAAATCCCCCAAAGTGTTCAGCGTTGTTCCACTTGCCGATGCAAGCAGACTTGTTTTTCGTGCATCCGCCGACCAAGGTGATCGGCTTGGTGAGCCATGTGTAGTTCGGATGAGATGGTGGCTGGAATGTCAGGAGCAGTTCAAGTTGCTGCCCGACTGCAACTCCAGATGTCGCGACGATGTAGTTCGCGCCGCTCTTTACCCTATGTTCGCGGATGAAGATTTTGAGACCCTCTGCCTCGGCATAGCCGTACTGAAATGCCTGATACCCGCTGATGACCTGAAGTGCGCTGCCGACGACAGCATTCTGCGGGATGGTGACATAGAGTTTCTGATTCTGAATGCTCGTGCAAGAGACGGTGCTTACGGTCGCCTGCTGAATAGGGAACTGGCAGTTGTTGTCTCCAAACCTCCAATAGCAACGCTGCGACGATGTGATGCCAAGGGTTACAGACTGCATCTGCGCCTTGTTGCGATAACACTCGACGGCAACGATGTCTGGTCGTCGGTTGTACCGCGCGGTAGTGCGACCAACTTGCCCTTGCGCGAGAAGCCGCCTGCTGTAGTTTGCGCCTCCCCAAGTCCCGGGTACTCCAGCATCTCCCATTCGGCATTGCCAAACCGACACTCGTGTCGTTGGGAAAGGGTTGCCAACCATCACATTGGCTGGATAGATGTGCAGCGGCAAGATGACTCTGAACGGCTCGTCGGCAGTACCGCCCTTGAGCGCATCGACCATCTCAAAGTCCATCTCTGGAACTGCCTTATAGGTCTTGCTCTCCCCGCCGATGTCCAGAGTCGCATCCGTATTGGCGCGAATGAACCCAACCCGATACGCCGCAGTCTCAACGCATGGATCGTTTGGTGCGCTGCCTGCGCCGTAGTCGCACAGCAATCCCCACTCAAACTCCACCATAAGGTAGAGGTTGCTGACTGTCTCGGTCAGTCCGCCAGCCATGCGTCACCACTTCCCTATTGGACAGGTTTCCTTCGCCTGACGAACCTTCGCCCAGAGATAGCAGCCACAGGCATTGCATCGACCAAGATCGTTCTTCGGACATCCAAGACAGACTGATGTGCGCCGCGAGACATCATCCTTGGATGCCATCCCGATCCCAAGATGCGTAGCCGCCAACTTCGCTGCACCAGCGATGGTCGCAGCAACGCCAAGGTTAGGCTGTTCCTGATGCTGTTCGACGGCGACCGCCTTGTCCGCAACTTCAACCGCTGCTGGAGAAGGATCGCCTTCCTGCTTCATCATGCTTGCGGGCATATCGTCCGCCTCAAGCCGAATGATCGCCTGCTTACTCGGCACGAACTTGGCGTGCAACGAATGACCGTCAATGGTGACGGTCACGAAGCAGGCGTTGTTGTGAATGCGTGTCTGTGCCGTGTTCATGGCAGATTACCAAGCGAACCTAGTGTATCACAACTAGGTGCAAGTGGCGCAAGCAAGCGTGCATCCAGTAGTCGATCCGATTGACCCCCACTCGTTGATGAGTTCTCCAAGCACCTTCAGGCGACCAACGGCGTTCCCGGGTCGATTGGGGTCTTCTTTCCCACAACAGTCTGTAAGTGGTCTTCTCGTTCCGCCAACCAGTTGACCGCATTTCAGAGAGGCGCAGTTTGGGTTTATTACGCAAGTCAAATCGCAAATATTCTCGTAGAACTCAAACTTCGCGCATTCAGACACGGACTTTGGAGTCCCGCAAGCATTGTTGCAGTTAGCCGTGGCGCAAGGACATCCCTGTGGCGGACATTGGCAGGCTCCTCCAGCACAACATGGATTGATTATCCAAGAGTTCTGCGAGACCGTCCATTGACCAGTCCTTGTGTCCAAGAAAGCGGTGAACGCTTGATCTCCACCCGCTGCACACGCGGCTGGTGCTGGAGACCTAAAGCCAAGGACGGAACAAGTTGTATCGGGAGCCGAGACCTCTAACTCAAACTCTTTTGCCCCAGTCGGGAGGCAGTAACTACCAGCAAGCGTGCATTTCGTACACGAACAACCCGGGCAATCAAGAGGATCGTTATCTGGTTCTTCAATGTTGTAGCAGGGGTCGTAGCAAAACACCGTGACGCGCAACTTCAAACCAGATGTTCGGCAAATGCAGCACGCATTTGGCGAGTTGATCGTCGTAGGACAGCCGAACGCGCTACCGCCAGTACATGGACACGGATCGACTGAACCGCAGCAGTATCCGCATCCCGTGGTTGGAGTCGCAACTCCAGCCTCCATCTCTGGCTTGAATACGCCGCTGTGTTCCGTCAGTTTGAACTGCACGGACATCACCTCGTCCGTGCGCCATTGCTCGGTCAACTCGTCGTTGTCGAAGTAGCAAAGATGCGCGGTCGTGATTCGCGCAACAGTCTTTGTCTGGATCGCGCTAGCAACCGCTGGATCAAGGTTGCACAACTGCGTTCCATCAGAACGCAATGTGGTGTCAATGGTTGCCACGATGAACCCTTGCCCGCTTGTCCATCCACTCACCGACAAGATGTATGAAGTGCCACCTGTCGTCCTGATGTAGATAAACTTCGCTCCGTGCGTAATGGACGGAAGGACATTGGAGTCATTTGCGGCAAAGTAGATTTCGTTGTCGAAGGCTGAATACAGCGCGTTGAGGCTGTCGGATGGATTTGGGAACCAAACGGGAGCCAAACGACCACGGCGGTTGTTCCATAGTTGAAGAAACTTGAAAGCGTCCGTTCGCTTGAGGAATGTCGCCTGCACGGAGAACTCCTTGCGCGGCTCTTCCTGATACCCCTCGACTGATCGACCGATGCCAACTGTCTCCATGTCAACCGATGACGATGCGCCGATTGTGATTCCTGTCGCGTAGTCAAACTTGCCCGTCAGAAGAGGCGCGACGATTGCCGTGGTCGCATAGTCGCTGCTCGTGTTGCACACCGAACCAGAGTTGACTCGCTTTGGATTCGACTGGAACGGCGGATATGCGGCGTAATCCCATCCAGTTTGGATCATCGTGTCAGGCGAATCCAAGGCGACCATCCCGCTCGACTGCGATGCGCTGACGGACACCTTTCCAATCGTGCTTGTGTCTGGCGTTCCGTACTGCGGATTCGACGGCGATGGATCGCTCTCCATCAGCGGATAGCAGCGAAGCGGCTTCTGAATCGAAGGATTCAGCACCAGACCAAGGTTGAACAGGAACGGCGTGACATTCGGCGTGGTCGGCACACCACTCGTGTATCCAAAAGTACCGCTGAACCCGTAGTTCTTCAGGTTTCCCGTGATCGGCTCGGCTTCAACGGCTGATGCGTCAACGATCTCGTGAATCATTGTCGTGACATCGGTAGCCGACGACGACACAAACGCACGAGAAAGGTTGGTGTTCGATGGAGTTGACGATCCATCGGGATACGACTGTGATGTTGGGTACAGCAGAGTTGCAGCAAGTGGCGACGAAACGGCAATCGCTGGGTCGCCTTGCTGTGATGAACGCCCATAACTCAAGAACTGGATCGCAAGCGTCTTTGACTTTGGAGCCGCAGAAGTAAGAGAAATCGACTGCGTATACAACGGATAGGCTGAAGCCCCAGATGGATAGTCGTTCTGGTTGGTATCTGGTGCTGACGCAGACAGGTGTGTCATCATCTCCGCATCAACGGCGGCGATTAGCGATGCCGTAGCACCAGTTGGCTTCAGAAATCCGTCTCTGACCACAAGCACGACATGGGCAAGCGCGTTGTCGGTCGTAGTGCTTGTGCCAGCCGATCCAGCAACGGTAGCCTCAACATAGACTTGAGCCGCGCCATTCCCTGTGATGCCAGTATCGGCTGCACGAAGGGTGTCGATCATTGCCTGCGTGACGGTCGTAGTGCGAACCTGAACGCGGCAAGTTCTCACTTGCGCTGTCGTTGGGGTAGCCGCTCCAACGCGCTGATGACTGAAGTTGGTCGGTTGATTAGCCGTGCTTCCACCGACAGTACCGCTCTCAACCCAATCGGTGACTCCGCCATTGAGCGCGACCAGCGTCCAAGTTGGAGATACCTGTGTGGTTGCGCCGCCAGCACCCTTGACTGCCTTGATGACCGTTGGCGTTAGGGTCATTGACTGGCTGTTACGAGCCATCGTGTAGCCGATATGGATGATCTGATCGTTTGGCTTGATGAGAACAGCCTGCGCCTTGCTGTTGACGACAAGTTCAACGCCAGCAACGGATGTCGTCTGCCCACCATCTGAAGCACGCGATCCAACAGTCGTCGGATTGCCAGCCGTCCACGACTTACGACACCACATCGTTACCGTCGAGCCACTTGCGTATCCATAACCACCAGACGGAATGGCACTTGTGCTTGTAACTGCGTAGATCGACTTGTCGATCTTCGGCTCTTCATACTGCGCCCTGCGAAGCGGAGTCTCCAATGTGATTCGCTTCGTAGTCCTATTGACATCAGTAACTTCAGAGCAAGTGAACTCCGATGTCATAGCCGTCGATGGGACGGTTGCGATCATGGCGTTCTGACCCTGAAACAACCTTCGCGTATTCAAGTCGCTCGTGACGGCGAAGCGGTGATACTGCGGGTCGAACAGGGTCACGCCATGAATCGGATCGCAATGCAGCGGCGACAGGTATCGGCAAACCTCCTGCTTCGACAGCATCTCGTTTAGGTTGCTCCAATGATTCTGATTGAAGCAACGGCTTTCGGAATCAAGAGTCAGGGTCGGCTTGTCGCTCAAGCCGATCCTCTGGATTTCTCCAGTACGGCTCTTGCTGACCACGGTATTCCACTTGCTGCGAAGCGTGACTGGCTGACTCCAGTCGTGGATGAACAACGCCTGCGGCTCCCAGCATCGCTCCACAAGCGGAACTGCTGGATTCACACCGTTCGCTGACAAGGGTGCTGGCGTGCCAGCGCGAGACACGAATGACGATTGCGTGACGGTCATGTGTTCTTGTTTCGACGCATGAAGTCGATCATGGCGTTCCTGCCGCCGTTGAGTAGGTTTTGCATCGCCTGCTCGTTGGCAACGATGTAGGCGGGAACTGGGGCTTGCGAACCAGACTGCTGCGGCATCTGGGGAGGCGGCTGCATCGGAGTAGTGACTTCGATCTTTGGTGGGATGGTCGCCTCTGCCGTACCGCCCGTGGCTAGTTTCCGAACCCCGGGTAGGCTACCGAACATATCCTTCGGCACAAGACCTTCGTTCATGGCGTACATCACGCCCAGACCGTAGTTGCTCACAGCCGAACGCTTCATCACGAACTCACCCGGGGTGAGCATCGCGGGAACCACATCGCGATTCACATCAGGACCGGGTACTCTGCCCTTGCGACGAGGCGCATTCGCTGGGAATCCTCCCACCGCCAGATACGCGACACCTCCACCAGCCAGAGCCAGCACCTCTGGCTCCTGCGGCTGAAGCACAGAAGCAATCGCCCTCAACGCCTTTCCGACACCGCTCTTCTCCACCCGTCCGCCCGTGTTGAGTGCCTGCACATCCTGCGGCTCAAACACCCTGCTGATCGTATTGATTACCCTGTCGATCCTCGGCGTGTCTTCCGCGTTCCTAGCGACGAAGCCGCCCGTGTCGTAGAAACGCGGCTCCTCTTGACTCGGGGAAAGGACATTGACGATGGTGTGGATCGCCTTGGTAAGCGGGTCAGCACCGACGAATCCGCCCTCCGCGTAGGCGCGGACGAACACAGGCTGCGGCTCTGGAGAGGGCGTGGGCTTGATTCGCGCCACAGCCGCCCTGATCCTCGACATGATTCCACGACTCGGCTGCTTCGGATCGTCGTTGCTGACCGATCCACCCGTGTTGTATCCGTTCCATCGGCGGGGCTGGCGCAAGTCTGGAACCATGCCTCCACGGTTCAACTCGACTGGCTCTGGGACGACACCGCCATCGTTGAAGAGACCAAGCCCGCCAAGCGCGGACTGGATCGCCTGAAGAATGAGCATCTTGATGATGAGTTTGCCGATGTCGATCAGCGTGCTGGCAACAAACTCCTTGAATGCCTCCCCAAGCGACTTCGTGCCGTCGATCACGCTGTCGATTGCAGTCCCAAGGTTGCTCTGGAGAGCCTGACCAGCACCTCGTCCAAGGTTCGCCAAGAACTCGTCGGCAGTCTCGACCGCACCAAGACCCTGCTTGAATCCCTCACCGAACGCGCCGCCCCACTTGCGACCAAGAGCGTCCAGATCGACCTGTGCATCGTCAATCTTCTGCTTCGCCTCGTCAATGGCTGGCTGAAGATCGCCAGCAAGGTCTGGATTCAGGGAGAGAGCGTCCTGCAAGCGGACGCGGATCGACTCCAGTTCCGCAATGTACGCCTGTAGAGCCTGCCTCTGCTGCTCAATGCTGCCGCGCGTCTTGTCGATCTGGAAGGTGGCAACACCGTAGACCGCCTCAAGGGTCGCGTACTGATTCGTACCAGCGGCAGCGGCGAGTTTCTGCGAGTTGGCGAGTTTCTCCTGCGCCTTCACTTGCGCCTCGGTCGCCTGCCTGACGAGTTCAAGCACGGGAACGCGCTGTTCCTCGACACGGAGCAACTCCAACTGCGCCTTGACCAGAGCATCAGCACGAGTGATGTCGTCATCTCCGACGAACGGCACTCCAGCGTTCTGCAACTTGGTCTGAAGGAGAACTTCGGTTCCAGAGATGATGCCGTTGATCTGGGCAATGAGTGCCTGACGCTTCGGCTCGTCTTCGGCTCCGACCTGAAGCGAACGCACCGCATCCAACTGACTCTCAAGGGTCTTGATCTTGTCGATCAGGAAGTCGATCTCGCGACCAGCCTGCTGCGATGCCTCAAATGCCGCCGTGATCCCTCCCGCGCTCTGGTCGATGAGGGACTGGTTGCCAGCGGGGATAACCGGTCCTACAGCCAACCTCTGCGAGACGACCTCTCCAACCCGCACCGTCTGCGACCGCGACTCCCTGCCGCGCTTGAACTCTTCCTCGCTCTTTCGGAAGTTCTCCTGTGCAGCCGCCAACTCCTTTGCCAGATTGTCGCTCGTGGCAAACAGCACTTTGATGAGGTCAGAAATCTCCTGACCAGACTGCTCAATGATGCTCTTTGCCTTGTCGCCTGTCGCGGTCTGGATGTCCCGCAACCGCGCGACAATCGTTTCGTAGGCGGTCTTCAACTCGGCAGGAACATCGCCCTGTAGCGTCCCAAGCAATGTCGCGATCTTGCCAGCAATGTCCTTGTTGAGTTGATCGACCTCCGTCACCAGCCCCTTCGCCGTGGCATCAGTCTTCGCTGAAACAAGGCGGTCGAGTTCCGCGACGATGGCTTCACTCTGCTTCGCGCCAGCCTCGTCCTTGAACAGCGTCCGCAACGACTCCTGATACAACTTCGCGGCACGCTTGGCGACCTCGACAATCAGTTTCTCCGCTCCGTCCGCGCTCTTGTCTACCGCAGCGCGGAAGACATTGACCGTCTCCTCCTGCGTAGCCTTGTCGTTGGCGCGGATAAGGGTGACCAGCGCGTTCGCGTAGTCCTTTGCAGCCTCTTGAAGTTGCGCCCCAACATCACTAGCCTCGACACGAAGTGCATCCTGCTGCGGTGACGCAATCGGCGGCAGGATCGACTGTTGAAACTTGATCGCAGACGCGCGTGCGCGGAGTTCATCAATGCGCTTGCCGATGTCCTCGACGGACTTGAAGATCGCACTCGCATCTGGGACAAACTTGAAGATGATCTGTGCCTGCTCTGTCAACCGTTGACGCAGTTGACGAGTCTGCTCGACCGCTTCCTTCTCTCCAATAACACGAGCGGTCTTCTGTTCTTGAACTGCGGCGATCTGGCTCTTGAGGTCGTCTGCAACCTTGATGGCGGCTTGGATTTCGGCGGCGATTCGATCCTCGGTGACCGAACCAATAGCCTTCCTGCGCTCCACCTCTGCCTGCGCGAACCGCTTCGCCAGCGTCAGCGCGGAGTCTCCAGCCTGCTCCGCTATGCGCTGCTGGAGCGTGCCGACCTTTTCCGCCGTGTCAGTCAGTCCGTCAATCGCCGCAGATGCCGCATCCTGAATGTTCGATTGAGTATCCGCAACAGCCTTGCCAGCCTCGTCGGTCGTCCTGACTAGCGAGATCAGACCGTCATCGCCCTTGGTCGCGACAAAGCCAAGCGACTTGCCCATCTCCTCAAGCGACTTGACGACATCATCGCCTTCAGATCGGATGTCAATGAACGCCTGCACAAGCGGGGCGAAGTCGCCAGCGTCCGCGCCAAGGTTCTCCAGAACCTTTCGCAAATCATCGGCTGTCTGCGCCTTGCCAAGTTCACCGACCACCCGCGAAAAGCCCTGCGCCGTTTCCCCAGCACGGGAAATCGCGCTGTCGATGAACTCGCGGATCACGGCTTCTTCCGCGTCACGCTCTGCCTGCGCCTCGCGGAGTTGCTGTTCAAAGTCCAGACGGCTCAAGCCGCCAATGCCAGCCTGTTCAATCAACGAGCGTGCAGCGGTGAGTTGCGGGAACCGATTGCCTTGGGCGGAGAATCTCTGAAGAATGTCGAGAGCAACGCCCTGCTCCGATTGATTCCCCTCGCGGAAAGTCGCTGGCAACTGCCTAGTCGGGATTCCAGTACCAGCAAGACCGCCAACCGTCTGATTGTAAAACTCTGCGCTTCCGAAGCCACCGCCACCCGCGCCGAACCCACCTCGCAACGCCACATTCAGGCTGCGGATGTTGTCGATGAACAACGATGACTCGACTTGGAACTCCGCCTGCTGGATCGCCGCGTCTGTTACCAGATTCCTGCGCGAACCAACGCCAGCCCCGTCATTCGCCTGCTGATCCCTCTGCTCACGCAACCGTGTTTGTTCAGCCAGAAGTGCGGGGCGATCCGTCCTGCGAACGAAGTCGATCCGCCTGTTGATGTCGGTGTCGTTGTTCTGCCTGACAAGTTCAGACTGACCGCGAAGGACGGCTGCAACAATCTCCCTGAACAACTCGGGCTGCTCTGACGCGATCTGCCGTAGGTTCTTGACTTCGTTCGTGAGGGGGTCGATGGCTCCGCTTGCCCCAAGAGCCGCACGAACCTCCTCTGGCAATCGCCCAACAGATTCCTTGACGGCATCGGAAATATCCTTCGCAAAGCCCAGAATCCGATTGTCGGTATCCGTTCGGGTGCTTGCGTCTGCTGGTATCGGCTGGCGACGAGATAGTGCCTGTGCGTTCGCAAGCGTTTGCGAGATCGCTATGGCAATATCGCTAGCCTGCGACTCGTTTGGAACCGCCTCTGGAATCACGCCTCCGCGCGGAATGACTCGCTGAATAACGGATTGAGTTGCCTCAAGACGAGCAGCCCGCGTCCCTGCTGTTTCTTTTCCAAGTGCCTCCAAGATGGTGTTCTTGAGGACGAGACCGCCCTTGGCAAACGCGGCGAAGATCAGGTCTGCAAGAATCTTTCCGCCAGCGATGAACGCGACCTTCAACGCCTCGACAAGCACCGTCAGACCAGCCCTGTTCACCTCGCGCTGTAGGTCGCCAAGGGTCGCTAGCGCGACCTTCTTCTGATCCGTGGTCAGGTTAGACTGCTGAACTTCGCTCACCGCCTGCCTGATTGCAGACAGCGACCCGCCGAACGAGTTCCTGAACCCTTCGATGCCGTTCTTGAAGTTCTCAAGGAAGTCGTCAATGGCAGGGATGAAGACCTGTGCGATGTCGTCCTTGAGTGCCGCGAACACCGCGCTGATGCGGCGCAACTTGCCTTCCGTGCCTTCCAGAATGAAGTCCGCCGCACGGTTGACCTCGCCGCCGCTGTTCTGGATGTTCTCCAACTGATCCGCAAGAGCCTTGCCTTCGTTGGCGGTCGCCTTGAAGATCAGACCCATCTCGCGGATGTTGATGCCCAAGTCTTTGGCGAGGTCTTCGTCCGCCTTGAGCGCGATGGTCAACTTGCCGAGGAACTTGGCAAGACCGTCCGCTGCAAGACCAGTCCGAGAGAAGTCGAGGTTCAGGGTCGGGATAGCCCTGTTGACTCGCTCGACAGCCTCCACGACCTTGACGGACGGTTCCTGTACCCCAGCAAGCACGCCAGACAGCACGCGGAACGCACGCATGGGCTTCACGCCCACATCGCCCAGCGCGGTGAAAGCCGCCAGAAGTTCATCGAAGGAGATGCCAAGCACCTCCGCCTGCTGCGCCGCCAGTCCGACAATGCCCGTCAACTGCCCGATGGCGATGTTGCCCTCTCGTGCAGCCACGAACAACTTGTCCGAGATGGTGGAAGCGAGTTCCGCCATGCTCTTGGACGAGTTGTCAGCCTCGTCTCCGAAGCCCTTGATGATGAATACCAGCGTGTCCGCGATCTGCGCGACATTGCCGCCAGCGACCTCGCTGAACCTCTGGGCGACCTTCAGGAACTCCGCGATTCCCTTCTCGCCCACATCTGGAATGACCCCGACAGCCGCCTCCGCAAGCGCACGGATGTCCGCGCCCTCCTCAATGGAGAGCCGCTTTAGGTCTTCACGGAGCCTCTCCGTGGTGGTCTCGTTGAGCGCACCAACGGCAGCAGCCGCCTTGCGGAGCGTCTCGTCCAGTTTCGCCGCGTCACCGACGATGCCTTCGATGAACGACTTCGCCTTGAACACGCCAAGCGTTGCCACAGCCGCGATAGCGAGAGCCTTGAACGAGGTCAGCGCACCAACGGTGTCGTTGACTCCAGACCGTAGGTCGGCAAACGCCTCCTTCGCCCCGCGCAAGCCGCGAACCTGATTCTGCAATGTCGTGGCGGCATTCGTGATGCCCTGCCTGAATCGGCTGTACGAACTGACGAGAGCCTCAATCTCCCTCGCGTTCGACCTGATGCGCGGCGAGTCCTTGTCAACCGCCGTACCGAACCGAGAGGTGGCATCAGCCGCTTCCTTCGCAGCCTTCGCCTCCGCCGTCAGCGTGGTCTTCAACTGCTCCGTTGGCTTGGTGGCGGCAGCGACCTTCTGCCCAGCCTGCTCCGCCTGCGTGCCGACCTTGCCGATCAGATCGCCAGCGGACTTCGCCTGCGCCGTCAGGATCGAAAGCGTCTTCGTGAACTCCGCAATCCCGCTCGACAGCGCGTCAAGTGCAGGCTTGACCTGTTCCTTCAGAACAATGTCGATTGAGATGTCAGAGCCTTCAGCCACGCTGTATCTCCTGATTCAGCCGCTTGTAAGCCTGCTGCCCTTCCTTGGATAGCAGGGATGCCGTTCCGACCCTGATTATCTCTCCTTGCGAGGCTTGGAAGCGTCTTACTGCGAGAACTGCGCGTTCGGAGAACAGATTGAACTGCTTGAGCGTCAGTCTGTCGATGTCTGGCTTGCTCCAGCCGCAGAGGATGAGCGTTGCGTAAGCGTCTGCCAAATGTTGACCTTCTGACCGCCCACCCTCTCTGCCAGTTCTTCCAGAAGGCTCACCCAAGGGCGGATTTTGTCCTCCGACCCGAATGATTCGATGACCCACTCCTTGACGACGATGGGGTAGACCCAGTTGGGGCATCGGTCGTGCTTGAGGTCGATGCCCTCGACGCACTCATTCACGATGTCCAGAAGATCATCGGCTGCAATCTGGACGATCATGGGCATGATGACGCTCGACCAGTCTCCTCCAGCGGGAGCCTTCCCGATCTTGTCCATCGCCTTGGTGACGGAATCCTTGAAGGTGCGGAAGTGCTTGATCGCCATCGGGTAGACGGTGACCCTGATCGTCCTGCCGTTGCCCTTGATCTCAATCGTCTTGCCCGGGAACAGTTCGGCAAGTTCATCTCGCGCTTGAGGCATTTTCTCTCCAAAAGAAGAACCCGTGGGAGCGGGTGCGCCACCACGGGTCTGATTGTATCACGCTGCGTGAGAAGTGTGATACTTGTCGCTTCTTTAGACAGCCTTGCCGCCACCAAGCGTTCCGCCGACATCAAAGTCGTTCGGGTTCTTGTCCCAGTTGGTTCCTGTCGTACCGCCACCCGCGCCGTCATAGTTCTCGTTGTACGCGGGGTTGCCGTTAGGCAGCAGACCAAGATTGTCGCCCGTGGTGGTGTTGTTCCACTTGATGTTGGTGTAGCGACCAGCGATCTCCGTGGACGATCCCGTGGCGAGGGCAGTCACGGTCAGCGTCCACGACGAATAGTCGTCGGTGGTCAGCGAACTACCAGCAGGCTGAATCTGGCACGCGAAGGTGCGGGCGGAGACATCCTGCCCGTTGTTGCGCGTCCAGTAGATGTGCGCGTTGCCAGTCAGGTCGGACAGCGTTGCAGACTGCGGGTAGATCACGCGGTTGCCCGAGTAGCCAAGACCAGTCGCCGCCGAGAAGGTGATCGTGAACCCAGCGGTCGGATAGGCGGTGATGACTCCGCCCGTGACCGTCATGCCCGCATATCCACCGCTACCAGCAGGAAGGTTGATGATGCGAATGATGCCCTTCGGCGCATCCCACCAAGTCCAATGAGTGTCCTTGGTCAGCCCAGCAGAAGCACCACCAATACCGATGTTGGCTGTTGCAGTCAGGGTGCTGCTCGTGGTGAAGTTGCGGAGAGGATTGCCGTTGCTATCCCGCAACTGGACGAGGAGGTAGCCGCCAGTCGGCTTGATGATCGAACCAGAGTTGCCTGACGGAGTTCGCGAAAGTTCCTCGCTCGACAGCGTGATGGATGCAGGAGTGATGTTCGCCGCCTGCGTCTCCGCCTGCGGCTTGCCAGCGAAGAGAATCTGGAGGTTGCGGAAGTTGAAGTTCTTGACCGTGATGGAGTAGGTCTCGTCAATGCTCACGAGTCCCTGATCCACAAGGCGAATGACACCGCTCTCCGCGTCCTTGAGTTCCGCGATGTTGGTCGCGATCTGCGGGCTGATGGTGTCAACCGTGCCAAGGTCGATCATCTCGCCGCTGCGCGTGGTCGTGCCAGAGAGATTCGGCTCAAAGTAGAACCGAGAGCCAACGATCCAGTAGTCCTGTGAGCCAACGAGTCCTGCCATGACTTGCTCCCTTTAGATCACGCTGCCACGGTAGGTGATGAACTTGCCGAACTTCGCCGCCTTGGACGGCTCGTAGAGAGCCTTCGCGGTGAAGGTGAACTCCGAGTAGTCCTCAATCTGGAAGTTCGCGTTCGACGGCTGGATGATGCACTTGAAGTTACGGCAGGACTGGTACTCGCCGTTGTTGCGCTCAAAGTACACCAGCATCTCGCCCGTGACCCGCGAAAGCGTAGCCGTCTGCGGTCGAATGACCTGACGGTTGTTTCCGATTGGGGCATCAAGGTTGACCGTGATGGAGTATGTCTGCGCCTCCGTAAGACCGCTAACACCCAATAGGCGAATGAGACCGCGAGTCGCGTCAGCGACCTCGACTTGAGCAGACAGCGCACCGCTTGCGGCGATGTTCGTGATGTTGTAGCAAACCTGATTGGTCGGTGATGTTCCGCCGTTGTCTACCGCCAAGAACAACGAACCAGCCGCGTGACGGCTGCTGTCGAAGGTGAAACTGAAGATCGCCTGATTTGCGTTTACGCTCTCTGACGGATTGGATCGCGTCACAGGTGCAGACGACAGGAACAGGTTGGCGATGTTGTCGCGGAAGAAGTTCTTGGTGGTGACCTCGTAGGTCTCCGTGAACTCCGTCAGCGTCGAGTCGAACAACTTGCCGAGACCCGTCTCGTACTCGCGGAGGTCGATCTTGACTGGCTCGACGGCGGGGCTGACCGTGTTGATCGTTCCGATCTCCACGAGACTCGCCGCGCCCTCGCGCTGAAAGTAAGCCCTTGATCCAACGACCCAGAGGTCTTGGGAACCGACGATGCCTGCCATGCCATCCTCCTGTCAGGGTCAGATTTCGCCAGTACCAGTCGCGTACACCATGCGACCAGCCTCTTCGCCAGCCACGGTGCTGTTCGCGAGAACGGTGACAGCCAGAGTCCACGACGAGTAATCGTCTGCGGAGAGGGCTGCACCAGCGGGCTGAATCTGGCATGGGAACGAACGGGCGGTCATGTACTCGCCGTTGTTTCGCGTCCAGTAGACATGACCCGTTCCCGACAGCGACGACAGGGTGGCGGTCTGCGGGTACATGATGCGACCCGCGCTGAACCCGTAGGCTGCGCTGCTGGGGGTGTAGATCAGGTCGATGGTGCTGCCGCTGGAGAACCCAGTAGCGCGGTTGCCCGAGAAGGTGATGTCGGGGCTGTATTCGGTCACGCCGTCACCGCCACCCGAGTCGGCAAGCGTGAGAATCTGGATGATGCCACGGCTCTTGTCGTACCACTTCCAGTTGGTGTTCTCGACTTGCGTGATGCCGCCGATGGTCAGCGTTCCGCCAGTACCAACGAAGTTTCGGACAGGCTCACCACTTGCAGTCAACTGGAACAGGTAGAGACCACCCGCGCCAGTAATCGACTGTCCCGTGTTGATCGTGCCGCCGATGTTGTTGATGTCCTCAAGGCTCAACTTCAGCGTGTCGAACGCGGTGTTGCTGCCCGTGACAGCCGTGCTGCTTCCCGTCCAACCGCCGCCGAGGAACAGCGTGTTCAGGTTGGTCAGGTTGAAGTTCTTGATGGTGATGTTGTAGACCTCATCAATCTGGGTGATTGACTGGTCGAGGAGGCGCAGGATGCCCTTGTCGCCGTCCTTCAGTTCAGCGATGTTGGTCGTCAACTGCGGCGAGATGACATCCACGGTTCCGAGGTCGATCATCTTGCCAGAGCCGCGAGTTCCCTGCTCAAAGTAGAAGCGGGAGCCAACGATCCAGAGGTCTTGATTGCCAACGAGTCCTGCCATTGTGGTGTCCTCTTTCTATCAGACGATGGAGCCAGCGAATGCGACGAGACGACCGAACGGCGCGGTGGTGTTGGTCGGCTCATACAGAGCCTTCGCCGTCAGCGTGAAGTCCGAGTAGTCCTCGACTTGGAAGTTCGCGTTCGACGGGGTGATCTGGCACTTGAACTCGCGAACGGTCTGGTACTCAAAGTTGTTGCGCGAGTAGTAGATGTAGCCGCGACCAGTCAGGCGCGAGAGCGAACCCATCTGCGGGGTCAGCACGCGGCGGTTGTTCGCCACAGGTTCGGGATCGGTCGTAGCAAGCGTGATCGTGATGCTGCCCGTTCCCGACAGGCTGTTTGTAGCGACCCGCAGGATGCCACGCGCAGCGTCATGCACGACGAAGGAGATCGCGCCAGAGGCGAAGCCAGACACGGCGTTCGTCGGGTTGGCGTTGATGTTGTAGACGGGCTGACCCGTGTTTCCCGTTCCCGTGTTGTTGTAGACCTTGACGAGCGTGTTCACGGGGTAAGCCGTTGCAGCCACATTCGACAGGAGCATCTGGACAGCCGTGTCCGCTTCTTCGGTGAGTTCCTTCGGGGTCGCGGACACGAAGAGGTACGACAGGTTGTCGCGGCTGAAGTTCTTCGTGGTGACCTCAAACGACTCCGAGACATCCGTGAGGGTCGAGTCGATGATCTTGGAGAAGCCCGAGCCAGAGTCGCGAAGATCGACCTTGGTCGGCTCAATCGCGGGATTCACCGTGTTGATCGTGCCAATGTCGATGATGCGATCAGAGATCGTGCTTTCGGGCTTGAAGAAAAACCGCGATCCGACGACCCACAGGTCTTGAGTTCCAACGATGCCTGCCATGTGTTCGCTCCTCTGTTGGTGCGATCAGTATTCTACGGTGAAGGTGACCATAACGCCCTGAATGCTGAAGTCGAGATTGGACATTTCCTGACCTTCAATGCGATTGTCCACGATTCGCAGAACAGTCGCATCTCCGCTGTCGTCCTTCGCCGCCTTCAAGCCAAGAAGAATGATACGGGCATCCTCGACAAGTCCTTCGATTTCCTCGTCATTTAGCCCATCAGTTTCAAGATACAGACGCTCTCCGTCTGGAATGCGTTGCACAAGTTCCAGCGTGACTGTGATACTGTTCAGTTGAACGCCCAGAAGCGTGAACTCTGGGGTGAGGATTGAGATGCCAGCCGAGTATCGGTTGAAGTCGAACTCCGCCCAGTTCACCGCGCCGCGTCTCACAAAGTAGCGACCACCGCCAGCCTGCTTGCACAGGTCGATGATCTGGGCGAGGACGCGGGTGCGCTGGCTAGTTACCGCTGACATCTGTATTCACAACCTTTCTGACGGCACGGGACACCTCTTCCGTGAGTTCGGGCAGATACGCCATTACCCCGGGTCGGAGGAACGGACGCGCCTTGACACGCACGCGGCGCAGCAGGAGGTAGGTCGCCTTCATGCGCTCTCCTTCAGCCTTGCGCTTCTCCTTGGGGTCAACGAGGATGGCTGCAACATTGCCACGGTTGATGGGGATGTATTGCAACTCTCCCGGGTACTGGCGGGGACTGGCGTACTTCGGCACTCCAGCGGGAGTAACCGCCCCAGCACCCACGGGTACGGCAAGAGACTTCGCCTTCTTGGGCGTGATCGTCCCTCCAAACTCGTGGATGCGTGCATAGTTTCTGGCTGGGGACTTGAAGACCCCCACGCGAATACGAGGCAGACCATCAGACACCTCAAAGATTCCCTCGACCGAGCGTGCGAGGTTGCCAGTCCTCCTCCGAAGAACCTGACCAGACAGGAACTTCTTCGCGATGAAGCCGCCGACCTTCGTAGCCCCTCGCTGGAATGCAGCACCAACAGCCGCACGAACAGCCTCGACCGATATGCGCTTCAGCAGCCTGTCGATCTGGATGCGAACCTGATCCGCATTGACCGTCAGTTCCGCTTTAGCCATAGCCGCCGTATGTCCTTCGTGTGTACGACCTCACGACCTGTAGGAAGAAGGAATCGTGCGGCTTGTCCGAGTAGGTGAATGAAACATTCGCCTGCCCCTGAAGGCTCGACTGCGACTGAAGCACGATCCTGTCGTTCTGCGTTCGGAGCCTCATGTAGATCGTCTGTCGGCAGATCGCCTCCAGAACATCCAGAGGAGTCGTCGGAGGTACTGCCAGACCAGAAGCAGGCGTGACCTCCGCATTTGCAGATGCGTACCCGCCAGATACCGTCATCTTCACGGTGTCGAACCAGTTGGTTGCCATCGTGCGAATGACGACTCCGCGATCCAACTCCAACTGGTAGTCCTCGTTGACCGTCAAGACGGTGGCATCTGACTCCTTGCTTGGAGTCTGCCAATGCTTGACAGAAATCTGGGGTTCCTTCGGGAGCGCGACCGTGGTGTTGATGGGAAAGATCGGGGCGTAGAGTCGCTTGGCGTTGCGCTGGTTCTCCCAGTCGAGCGAGAACAACTTGACATGGTTCTCGCGGTACTTCCACAGCCGCTTGGTCATGGTCTCAAACATCGTCTCGACCGTATCCAGCGTTGCGGCGTAGATCGCCTCGTCATCGACGGCGATGTCGCGGCGGAGACGGAGATCGGCAATGGTCGCGAGGATTGGCATCAGTACACACCGCCGTCATCACCAAAGGTCTGGATATTGACAGGAAGACCGAAGTCGGGCTTGGCGGTCACGACGACCACGAACGGGTCGGAGTAAACATAGTTGCTGCCTGCAAGGGAGAAGACGACCTGACCCACATACTTCCCAGCGGACAGAAGATTCGTGTCCGCGCTCGTCAGGGTAACGCTCACATTGGAGCCGCTCACCGTAGCCGTGTCCTTGCTGACCTTCGGCGTTGCCCCCAGATAGGAACAGATCGTGAAGGCGTAGAAGGTGTGACCAGCGGGAATGCTGTACGCGCTGCCCGTGTCCGCCACAAGCGCGACCGTGACCACAGCCTGCCCACCTTGGGTCAGATACAGGGTCGCCGTTTCAGCCATTCCTGATCCCCTTTCCGCTGACGCGAACCTTGATCGTCCTGTTGTAGCCCATGACGACCTTTATCGACGCGACTCCAGCAGCCGTCTGAACCTTTGCAGGCTCCGACATCGTTGCGTTGGGATTGCGGATGTCCGTTTTCTCAATCGACTCGCGTGCCGCCATTCGTCACCTCCCGTAACAAAGACAGGGGCGCAGAGCCGAAGCCCTGCGCCCCTGTGAGTTTCTGGCAGGGTGGGTTGTTCGATCAGACGAACGACACGCACGCCGCGAAGGTCTTGTCTTCCTGCGAAGTCGGACGGCTCTGGAAGCCAGAGATCACATACTGCGCCGCAGCGGTGTACGAGATCGTAGTGCCAGCCGAGGTGACCACGAGGCGGACGAACTTGGTGGTCGAGAGGAACTTCGCGAAGGGAATGGTCGCCATCGCGGTGGTCTCGTCGCCAGCAGCAGCGTTCGGCACGGTGAACGAGAGGTCGGCGGCTGCATCGTTCGACTGAACCTTCGTCCAAGTCGAGCCGTCAACCGACTCCTCAAACTTCACGGTCGCAACCTCGTCGGTGGCGATGCTCGTGGTCTGGAAGAGGAAGGAGATCGCGCTGCCACCGAAGTTCAGGGCGATGGTCGCGCCGTTGACGGCGGTTGCTGCGGAGATGGCGGTGGGGACGAGTGCAGTCCCGACCATGACGGATTCGTGAAAGGTCTTGTGAAGCATGGGGAGTTTTCCCTAGTGTGTGTGCGGGTTTGGATGGCTTCAAGGGAGGGGTCTTTCGACCCCTCCCCATTCACCGTTCAGGTTCAGAGTTTCGCGTTCGGGCAGACGACGATGCTCTGGTCGTGGCGGAAGCCGACATCGACATACAGGCGCATCTTCATGTAGGTCTGGTCAGAGGTGAAGCCCTTGCCACGACCGCCATCGTCTTCGATTTCGATGCCGCCCCAGCGACCGAGAACGACCTCGTTCCAGTTGCCGTAGAAGACATCGGTGTGACCCGCGTTGGACGAACCCGTCCAGCCGACCGACTCGCCAGCCTTGTTGTTGGTGGCGATCTGCGTGGACTTCGCGAAGTTGCCGATGATGTCCGACAGCCGAGCGTCAGGCAGGCGGGGCGCACCGAGGAGGTACGGCTGACCGCTGGTCTGGCTGGTGTAGTTCTCAATCTTCAACTGCTTGACCTTGCGGAAGAACTTGGGGTGCGCGAGGAACGCCGCGCTGTTGTCAGCGACGACATCGTTGTCCTCAAGCAGAGCCATCATGTTGTCCATGCCGTCGAAGTCGAGCGCGGCATCGTCCTTGGTCTCGTTGTTGGTGACGGACGCGCCGTTCCAACCAGCCTTTGCAGCCGCGTCGTAGACCTGAACGGACGGGAACGCCTTGAGGTCGCCCTTGGCGAGATTCGCAGCGTTCACGGCGTTGACCACGCCACGGGGGGCGTGAGCCGTACCCGACCCGTACAGGATCGACTTGTCGAGAACCTTCGCCGCAGCGCGGATCATGTCCGTGCGGAGGAGGCTCTCAAAGCCGTAGGAGGCGTAGGTACGCATCTCCTGCGTCATGCGGACGAGGACACCCAACTTCTTGGGGGTCATCATCATGTCACCGACCTTGGTCTGCGACTCCGCGTACTCGTCCGACTCACCGATCCAGTAGGCGACCACGCCGCCAAGGAACTTCGGAACCTTCACCGTGCCGCCGTTCAGACCGTCGAGGACGCTGACACGGGTCGTGCCTTCGCCCGACAGGTTGATGAGGGCGGACTGGGTGTAGATCGCGGCGATCACATCTTCGATCACCTCGTCGGGGATGAAGTAGCCGCCCGCGCTGTCGATGCCCATCGCCTGCGCCTTGGTGCGGGCAGCGGAGAAGACCTCCTGCTCAAAGCCTGCACGCGACCAGTCGCCAGTCTTGATGGCGGTCATGGCGCGGATCATGCTGAAGTTCTTGGCTTCGGCAGCGAGACCCGGGATGCGGCTGTTGCCAGAGGCGCGGCGACGATCAGCCTTCATCTGTTCGATGACAGCCTTCGTCTTCTCAAACTCGGCAATCGCGCCCTTGATGTCGATGGTCGCGGGGTCGAAGCCGTCGAACTTCTTCAGGTCGCCCTGAATCTTGTTCACCTCTGCGACGAGACCTTCGTAGTTCTTACCAAGGTTCTCGACATTCGCGAGGAGGCGGCGTGCCACTTCCTGCTCGGGCTTGATACCAATGTCGCTCATTTGTTTCTGCTCCGTCCTTGAGGTCACTTGCGGGTTGCGAGGATGCCGTCCGTGATCGTCAGAGCCGCTAGAAGCGCAGACGAAAGGTTCGTGCCTGCATCCTCGGCTGGCACAACCGCTTGAGGGGAAGATACCGCATCACCACTACCAGTAGTGGAAAGGCGGTCACGAATATCCGACATGATTGCAATCAGATCGTCCATTCGATCAACGAGCATCTGCTCACCGAACGAAAGGGCAGGCTCCGACTCCATCTCCTGCGGGGGCATGACTGGCATACCCGCGCTCGGCGGAACCATGACCGCATCGGTCGAGCCGTACTCCATGCCATCCTTCATCGGAGGACACTTGACGGCATCGCCAGACTCCGACTTCTCCGCAACTTCTGCGGAGTTTGCAGTCTCAACAGCCGCTTCCGAATCGACGCTCTTCACGACCGAAGCATCGGGATTCGGCTGGACGAGTTCTTCCGCGATGCGATCCGACTGCTCGGCAGCAATCGCCTTGAGCCAGACAGTTTCCGCGTCAGAAATGTTCGTTGCGTCCTGCATAAGCGATCTCCATTCTATCGGACACCAAGAGGTTTGTGGGTTTTGTCCGTTTTTTCGCCAACGATCTTGACAAGTTTCTTGTGATACGAGTCAAGACCGATTCTTCGGGGCAAACACAGCGTCCACAAGCGATTTCCTAGCCTGAATCCGCGCACGCTCCGACTCGACGGCGGCAACCACCTGATTGAATGGCATTGACGAGATGTCGTCCACATCGTTCCCAATGGCTTCAGCCGCGATGTCCGCGCTGGTCAAGCGGGAGGAATCCACCTCTCCCGTGAAGTACCCATCGGCAGATCGACCGCCACCGATCACCTTGATCGAACCATCCAGAACGCCAGCGACGAACTCTCGGATGCCCATCAGTCGCCCCACCTTGTCGTGTCGATTCCACCAAGACGACCGTCTGGATTGAGCATCTTCGACCCCTTGCGGAACACCTTTGCCATGAACTGGTAGGCGCGAGGCTCCACACGGCGCAGTCGCGCCCTGTCGTTGCCGCCCTTGGCGTAGGCACGATACGCCTCGGCAAAATGCTCACCACGGGAAGTTCGGGCATAGGCAGAGATGGAGGCGTTTCGCCCGTTGTCGGAGATGCCTCGCCACTCCGCGTCAGCCTCCGAAGTCAGCCTTCGCTCGTGGACATGATGACCGATCTCGTGGTGCAGCGTCCCACCGCCGATGGTCGCGATGTTGTCGCCTCCTGATAGGACAATCTCCGCAGTTGACGGACGGTAGTACCCAAGGACACGGACGACATCGGAGCCGCTGGAGACGCGAATGTTTGTAACCATGTCAACGCCCTGCGAACCAGAACTGATCGTTGACAGACCGCCGTAATGCTCGGACGGGATGTCCGCCGCGATCTGGCGAAGCATAGTGGCGGCAAGCGGGTCTTTGGGGCTGATGACACCCTCAAGGTTCCGCATTGCCTCCTTCTGGGATTCGTCTGGGGCTGCAATGAGGCGAGAGAGGCTGGTTGATTCGCCAGAGCCAGAACCGCCGCCGCAAGAGTTCCCGGGTTGAAATCCACCCGCACCCGTGCCGCAGTTTCGCCTTGTCAGGACAAGACCATCAACCCATTGCATCTGTCAGTCTTCACCAATGCCGCGCTGGTTTCTGGTTCTTGCAATGACATCGCTTGCGTCCCTATGCCGACTCTCGCTGTAAAGCGGAGACCGAAGACCGCGCAGCAATGTCTGACGAAGAACCTCCACCCTCACCCGAGCAATCCTTCCAGCAGAGATTCCACTAGAACGAGACGCTTCCGCCGCGCTGCGCCTTTCCTTGGGCATCTTGTCGCCTCCTGCGCCCGTCCTCTTGTCGCGATCCGCCTCGTATTGAGCCTGTCGAACAAGGCTATCCAGCGCGGCTCCGCCATTCTTGTCTGCTGCATCAAGCGAAGAGACGAGTTTTCCTGCCGCGCCAGCGACACGCTCCCTGAACTCTTCAGCCGTCTTTGCAAACCTTGCCGACTTCAAGGTGTTACGAGCCTCACCAATGGCGAAGCGTGTTTCCTCGTCGTACTGCCTGATCGCGCTTCCAATCTGATCGTTTCTGTTTCTGATTGCGTCAACGAAAGAACGCTGATCGGCAATCGAATCGAACTCGTCCTTCAAAGATTCCCGAAGACCAGCCTCGTCGTCTCCTCCGTAGTCGGAGATTCGGGCTTCAAGAGCCTCCCTCTCATCGTCAAGTTCCGTGTCGATCCTGTCTATGAAACCCGTCATCGTTTCCTGATCGTCAGCGATCAACTCGCTTGCCTCGCGATCATCCTTTCCAGAAGCCCAGACCCCTTGCTTTGCCTCCTCGACCATCGACGCTAACTTCGCCGCTTCGCCTGCGCCTTGCTTGGAATCGGACGATGAATCTGATGCGCCGCCTCCGCCGCCGCTGAACCGACCGTTCTCATCACGGTCGATCTTCGATTCATCGAACTCCTTGAGCGCGGACGCAAGCGAGTCCAACTCCGAAGTTCTCTTTGCAGCAGCCTTCGTGATCTGCTCGACCGCTCGGTGGCGAATCGCCTTGGACACGCAGCCCCGAACGAACTTGAGCGTCTCGTTGGGATCGCGAGGATCGCCTCCGATCTCCGCAGCCAGCAGCACGCTGGACACGAACTTCGCCTTCGGCTCGTCCTGCCAGAGCGTCGAGTAATCGACATCCGTCCGCACTCCGATGCCATCGACAGCCTTCTTGACCATCTCGGGATCGGCGGTCTTGACCCAACGGTAAATCTCCTGATAACGGTCTGAAGCCTCGTTCATGCGACCGCGAAGCCCGCCGACAACGCCAATCGGCTCAAACATCTTGGTCTGACGCGCCTCCATCTGGCGCATCACCTTTGCAGCCCACCCCATCGCCGCATCACCACCCCACAACGCCCACGCGATTCGACCCGCTGACGGATAGCCGCTCTCGTCTGGGTTGAATCCCTCGCCCTTCTTGTCCACCTCGTGGCGTGCGAAGTACGAGTTCATGCGGCGAACAGTCTCGGGAGACAGGTTCTTGCCATTGGCAATGTCGCGTGCGCGGGCGACACCGATCTCCGTGCCGCCACGCCCGTACTCGCGCCTCCAGTCAAGACCGCGCTGCGCCTCGGTGCGTGCGCCCTCGGGCGGCACGAAGTCGATGCCTTCGTATGCCGCCGCACGCGCGACCATCACCTTGATGGCTTGCGCCCTGCGCGATCCCGCAATGTCTTGTGGGAGGAGGTCTTCGTCGTGCGAGTCTCCTTGGAAGCCGCCCCTGCGGAGCGCGTCGAGGTAGGACGCGAGACGCGCTTCGGCGTACTGCTCGGCGGAGCCTGCATCGGAGATGCCACGGCGATCTTCCAGATACGACCCCATGCCTCTTTCAAAGACATGAACAGCCGTGCCAGCGGATGCGAGACGAATGGGATCATTGCCAACCTCCTTGTTGTGCGACATCACCATGTCACCGATCCGCTTGCGCTGCGAATCCATGCAACGCCAGTTGGACGGCTCGGGGAACTGATTGGGAGCCATCTTGATGCGCGAGAACGGCATCAGGCGCGGCTTGCCACAGCCCATCTTCTTGCCTTCCTGCTCGACAATCGGGTTGATCGTCGCCACAGGGTCTTCAGGCATCGCCTCCATCTCCTCGCTGTCGGTGGCAACCATGCCCTTCATGTCGATCTGCTCAATCTGACCGACAGCCATGCCGCCCTTCGTCCGCCACGAAACGAAGTCGCCCTTGATGAATCGGTTCATGCCACGGTTGATGTAACCAACAACCGCCTTGTTCACCTTCTCGCGCTCGGACTTGGGATGCTCGGCAGGCAGCAAGTCCTGATCGTGAGGTTCGCCCTCAAAGCGCAGGCTTTGCAGCGCGTTCAGGAACGACTCCACCCGCGCGTAGCCCCAGTCCTCGCCAGTCAGACCTCCGCGCTGCTCCTCGTTGGCATCGTCCCAAGCATTCACGCCACGCGCGAACACCTGTTGCAACTTGCCTTCCGTGGTTTGCTTGCGCGGATCGTTTCCGACAGCCGCCTGATGATCCTCGTAGCGCGACTTGATGAAGTCCATCGCATCGTCCCATCGCTGCGGAACAGCCTCGGGACGCTGATTGTCAACTGGACTTGACGCTCCGCCAGTTGTGCGACCTCCAGAAGTAGTACCAGTAATGCCACTTCCAGAGTCAGCAACAGGCATAGATACAACTGGAGCGACAGCGGGTGCTGGAACAGCAACAGCAACGCCTTCCTTCGTAATCTCAACAGGCATCTTCGCCTTCCACGAGTTGCAAGTCATGTTGGCTCGGCAAGTTGCGCTGTACTGCCTGCACACGCCCATCTTCTCATCGGTCGAGTCAGGCTCGTAGGAGGCGCAGTTCTCGCACCGCTGGGAGCCGTCAGCCTCTCGGTACGACTGCGGGAGTGCCTTCGTGTCAACGGTTGACACCGTTTTGGTCGCTGGGAAGAGGCGGTTCCAGTAGTTTCCGACCGCCTTCTCAATGTCGCGAATCTTCTCCGCGTCTCCAACCCCGCGCTTCACGGACGACTTGAAGATGTCCGTGACGACAGGGAGGTCGTCGCCCTTCAGCAGACCCTTGCGTGCCACGAGCGAAAGGCTCTGGAGCGCACCCTGATTTGCAGGCACGGGAGCCACCGTCCACTCAATCAGGTTGTTTCTGTCGTAGATCACGCCCATGTTGCCAAGCCCCATACGCATCCGCTCGTTGGGGTCGCGAACCTGAATGATGTTGTCCGAATAGAACCCAACGGAGCCAGTCCGCAGGAACCGCGCCTTGGCGAGTCGGAAGATCGTGTCAGCCCACTCGTACTGATCCTTGGTCGCGAACAGGGGCATCAGGCGAAGGCTTCGACCGTTGTAGGCGCGGCTCGTTCGCGGCATGACCTCCCAGTTCAGAACCGTGCCAATCGGCGGATCGTCCCACCGATGCGCGTACAGCATCAAGGGGTTGTTCTGGTAGTCATCGAACTTCCAGTTCTGGAGAACGATGTCGCCCTGACGGTCAACGCGCTCATCCGAAGCCCACCACGGAATGACGCGCTCGGCGTACTTCTCGTCCCAAGGCATTCCCCGCTCCGCGACCATCTGCTGAATGCGCTCACGCGAGGGCGCACTCATCGGATCAGACATCGCGGTAGCGGGGTTCTGCTTCGTGACGCAAAGACGACCGTCAGCGGTCTGCATTACGGAGGTGTCTCCGTTTTCGCTTACCGCGTTCTTGAGTTCGGCAAGGAACCGCTCGACACCTTCTGGTGTGTCGATAACTTCTGCGGACTTGAGTTCTGTGATTTGGTCGAGCATCCCTGCCATCCTTATTCAACTGGGATAAGCATACAGCGGCAGTTGACGACTTCGCTTGCGTCCATGCACATTGGGTCGTGCGGGAACCGAAGACCCGGTGCATACTGCTGCCCAAACTTGCGCGGAGGCATCCGCCCAAACATCGCGTGACTGTCGCGCACGAGTTCATCCTGCGCCGTAGACCACTCGTAGACCGTGAAGCCCTGCGCTTGGTGCATGATCTGGCGCGAGTTGTTCAGGAACGCCCCGCTCTCCGTCCGCGCCACGGTCAGAGCCTTGGCATCGCTCTCGGAGACCCTGAAGACCTGACTCACGCGCTGCCTGATTTGCATCAGCGACTCGCCCTGCTCCATCCCAACGCGAACCGCATTGCGGATGTTCTGCTGGAGCGTGACGGCGGCGGTGTCTGCAAGGCGGTCGTCAACCTTGTCGAACCACGACATCAGTCGGGGATCGTCAATCGCGAAGTTAGCGACACCACGGAAGTCGATGTCCGTGGTGAAGTTGAACACATCCATCAGGTTCGCCATCAGCGGTTGCCTGAACTGCGTCTCAATCATCCTTCCAAGGACATCACGCGCTGGGAGGATCGCTGAAACCGCGTCTGGGGCGGTCAAGCCGTCGATCTCGACAGCCTTGAGACGCTTCTCCACATCACGAGCCTTGCCGTCGAAAGACTCCATGAAGGAGTCCCTGACTTGGCGGACGAAGCCTCGCCACGCGCGGGAAAGCCGTGGCTCCATCCGCGAATACAGTCGCCTGTTGGCGAGATTCCAGTAGTCCGATCCACGAAGCCGCTTGAGGGATGCGATGGTCGGGGCGGGAGCAGCGGGAGCATCTGGAATGTCTTGAATAGGAGTCGCATCCTGCGCTGGTGCAGTCGCGGGCGCGGGCGCGGGCGCGGGCGGGGGCGGGGCTTCGGATGGCTGTCCGCCTCCCTGAAGGGCTTGGCTGACGGTCATACCCGGCCCGACGAACGCCTTGTCGTTGCCCTCGTACTCTGGAACCTCCAGACCAACGAGGGTGAACGCCTCCTTCGGACTCATGTGGATGTTCGCCGCCGTCAGCGTGTTGACCATGTTGATCTTGTCCGCGAGGCTCGACCGCAGAGCCTCCACGCCAGACAGGTCGAACGCGGCAAACACGGAGTCAGGCTCCCTGAACAGGAGCGTCCCGTCGATGACATCCTCAAAGTAGCGCACCTCGGGCAGCAAGCACTTGTCCCACAGGTTCGCATCCTGACCAAGTTGGGTCGCGTAGTTCACGGTGTCCGTGATGCCGACAACCGTCTTGGGAACGCGCATCGTCGCGAAGACTTCCTCGCGGTTGTAGCGCATGGAGTCGAGGTACTCCATGTCGCGGGGGGACATCCCAGTCGGGATGTACTCAAGACCGCCGGTCAGGATGGCGAGTTCGCCACGGTTGCCTGCACCGCCATGACGCTGCTGCCACCGCTCAAGGAACTCCTTCTCCTCGTCGGCTGACCACGGCTCGACGGCGTTCTTGTCGATGAGGATTCCGCCCGGGTTGGCTCCGTTCTTCAGCACGCTCATGTTGTGCGTCTTCGCCGTCATGTCGCTGGCGATTGACGAAGCCACAGGAATCAGCGGCGAGTAGCCTCGCAGCGAGTCGTCTGGGTTGATGTAGCGGTAGTGAATGACCTCCCACGGCAACAGCATGATGTCGCCAGTCTGGTCTCCGATCACGGGCGCAGGAATCTTGTCCGACCGCACGCCGCCCTGCTTGTACCTCCACGCGACCAAGCGACCACCCTCGACCTCCGCCTCCATCAGATCGGGGCTGATCGGGTAAATCTCCTCTGGAAACTCACCACGAGATTGCAGCCGTCCCGCACCATCCTTGGCGAGAATCCAGAAGCACTCTCCGCGCAGAGCCATGAACAGTTCGGTCGCCTGCCACAGTTGCGCCCCTGTCATGTGGGGATTCGCACGCAGCATCGTGTCCATCAGGGGATGCGCTAGGATTGGCTCTGCACCCTTGAACTTCGCGCCCGTGAACCGTTGCGCGTTGCCCGCCTTGGACAAGTGGCGGTGGATGGCGCGACGACCATTCTTGGCTCGTGGCGGCTCGGGAGGCAGTCCCTTGCCAACCAACTTCTCCTGACGCTGCCTGATGGTGTCCGATGTCTCTTGGTACACCAGAAACGGTGCTTGAGAGATGTTGATGGCGCGAACCATCGCTGCGGCGTAGACCCAAGCGTGATTGCTGAATGGGTCGGTGGCGCGACGAATCGGGTCAGTTCTGATCCCATAGATGCTAGAAACGAAGTTCTGGTACGCACGCATGATGCGACCACCCGCGACCTTGCGCTCGTGGGCAGTACCGTTCATGGAGGCGTGAATGTCTAGTTTCTCGCCATCCGGTCCGTAGAGGATGGATCGACTACTTGTCATTCTTTGGAACCATGAACACAGCCTGCGGGTCGTACTCGGAGATGTCAGCCAGCAGACCCCACGGGTCAAAGATCACGGGCTGCATGACTGGAACAATCGCCTGTTCGACCGCATCCGCCTGCTTCTCCTTGCGCTTCCGCTTCGGCTCCTGCTCGGTGGCGGTAGCCGCCATCGCGCTCTGCCCTCCTGCGGTCGCGCGATACTCGTAGTTCACGCCGTCGATGATGGAGTCGTCCAAGACCTCGCCATCCCCGTCCGATGGAGTAGCAACCACCGTCCAAGACGATCCACCAACGGCTCGTCGCTCAACGAGAACTGGGTCGATGGAGGTGTCGAAGCCCCCAAACAGGATTTGCACGGCGGAGTCTGTACGCGACAGGACGATGGATGGGGTGTTCTTTGGCATAGATGCTCCTGCTTACCCGCGTACTGTAATACACGGCGGGCAATCGCCCCACGACCATGCAGACCAATCGTCACTTTCGGTGATGTTGCTTGTCCTGCTTGTCGTCCAACTCGGTCTCGACGCTCTTCAACTCATCCTCCAAGCGTCTGATCCGATTCTCCAAGTCCTTCATGTTGAGTTCGACGGTGTGCTTCTGGTTGGCGACCTTCCAGACCAAAGCCGCTGTCACAGCAATCCCTGCCAGCATCATGCCGACAGGGACAAGGGTCGTCTCCGTGAAGGTGCTTTCCGCCAGAACCTTTTGCGACTTGTCCGCCAGAACAACACCAAGCGAAGTCATCGTCGTTCCAAGCGTCCCCCACAGGGCGACAGTTGCAGGCGTGAAAATCTCCATCCTTGGGTCTCCATGCCGACTGTCGGCTGGCAGCGCGAACACCAGATCACTTCTTGGTGAACTTCGACAGCAGGCTGCTGATCGGGAACACGCTTCCAGCGATGTAGCAAGCCACGCCGACAAGGGCTGCAAACCAGATTCCGCCAAGGAACGATTCGATAGACGCAAGGATCATGTGGTCTCCGTTGTCTCTGACGCGGCTGGCTGTGACACGGGAGGCTGCTCCGCCGCCGCTTCGCGGTGCTGCTTCCAAACTTTCCTGAATGCGCGGTCAAACTCTGGGTCAAGTCCGCGCTTTGCAGCCACGAACTCGCGCATTGTCGTCGGGTCGCTGGTGTCCATTGCCGCCGCAGCGATCTCCGCTTCCTTGCGGGCGCGGGGCGTGACCAGACCAAGAACGCCACGCAGGAACGCTCCGACACCTGTGTACCACAGGATGAAGCAGATTCCTATAACGCTCAAAGCCAGAAGACCGTAAGCGATGGTCTTCGCCCACCACGGCGTGATGTCCTGAACCCCCGTCAGGGACTTTGCAACCTCCCCAACAGCCTCAATGATCTCGTAGTGCCTGTCGATGATCGAATCGGAGTTGACGACGATCTGCTCCTGCTCCGCCTCGCCTGCAACAGCCTCGGCTTCGATCTTCTGGATGTCTGGGGCTTCCGCCCGCGCTTCTGCCCCGATGCCCCTGAACCTGTTTCCACTTACTTCCGCTAGGTCTCTGGTCTGCTTCGTGGCATCAGCGATGTAGTTGGAGTGCGCCCTGATGTCCTCCGCCGACGAAGCAATCTGCTGGGTCGCGCTCTTGCACGCTCCAAGCGTCATAAGAACGAGTGCCAGTATCCAAATGACAATGATCGCGCGGCGTTGCATGGCGGTTTTTCGGATGGTAACACGCATCAATCGGGTTCTTGCCTAATCCTGATCGGGGATTCGGCATTCTGTCGCCATGTGAATGTGCCTTGCCTCACACGGCACGATGAAGATCGGGGTGCTTTTGCCAACGCTGACACCTTCGATCTTGCTTGCCATGACCTGTTCTGCCTCGCAGTAGGTCATTTCCCCAGACCCCATCAGGGTGTCCATGACCTTCGCCCTGTCATACACCACGCATGGTCTTCCAGAGCGAACGCCTACTCCGACGATGGCGTGATCCATGCCGTCAACGAAATAGAGGATGCCACCAGTCAAGACCCCCTTGACTTCGCAAGCCTTACATAAGTCGCGGAGCATTGCATCATCGACCATAGCGGATATCGTACTGCAAGCACTTACGGTTTATTGAAGTCGCACCCATGTTCACGCCGACATTCATGTACGCCAAGGATGGCATACACAACAATCGACAACATCGGCACAAACGAACGGCTTGCTCACAACGCAAGCGGCTTTGTTACATTGACGATCCAACATGATCGCGGCATGATCGACGCACTTCTCGTGAGAATCGTCATCGGTCAGCATGAGACAAACGCGCTCATGTACCCGTCAGAGGTGTTTGCGGTCTTCGGTGAAGCCGTCTCGCTAATCTGCGCCTCCATGCCACAGGACGACATCGAACGGTTCAAGCGACTTGCCGATGCTGGCAAGCCCATCCCGCCGCAACTCGCGCAGGCTGTCGCCAACACCATCAGCCTGATGAACGCCGAACTCGCAATCGCCCGCGAGAAAGAAAACTCCCGCGACCAGCGCGGGAGTCTCAAGTCATCCGCAGTCCTGAAGTGATTCAGAACGGGATGTCGCTGTCCATCTCGTCGGCTGGCTTCTTCGGCGCGGCGGTTCGTTCACGCGGCTCCTCAAAGCGAAGCGACATGAACTTGGAGCCATCGTTGCGCTCCTTGATCCACGCGGCGATCTCCATCTTCACGCCGTTGACGAGGCACGCTCCCTTGTAGTCGGGATGCGTCTCCTTCTCCTTGCGGTCGTTGCGGAAGAGCGACCCGCTGTTCTCTTTGTGTTCGTATCCAGCCATTGAATCTCCGTTGTTGAGCAACCCGACAGTACGATCAGGTTGCGGTTCCGTAAGGGCGCAAGGATGCGCCCGCCCATTACATGGGAGGCTTGCGGCGACCCGCCCACCTACCAAGTTCCGAAGTTGACTTGGACGCATCGTGCGCCCTCAAGCCTCCCGCCTTCATGCGGGTTCCAGTTGCTTGACCCAGTTGTAGCGGAAAGCCAGTTCGACCTCGCGCTCAAGGTTCTTGGGGACGGCGACCTCCATCTCGTCGCCATTCACCTCCAGCGCGATGGTCGCGCTCGACGCGCCCGTGTCCACGGCGTGAACCATGCACAGCATGGTCTTGGCTCGGTCAAGCCCGCCGACGATCTCTGGAATCGTGTTCGACGGCGGAGCCTTGTGCGCTGATTCGATGATGAGGTTCATGCCGCGCTGCCGAAACGAGCGGATGAACTCCGCACGATCCACTCGCTTGCCCGCAATCGCGACGATGCTTGGGTTTCCTGACATGGTTCCTTCCTGACGGCACATGGATGCCGAATGTAGTTCAAAGACCCCTCCCGCTTCGCAAGCGGCTGACGGGAGGGGCGACCAACGGGCGAGACGAGCAGCCAGCCCGTGGTCTAGGGGGTTCGTTCGCGACTCTGCCCAGTCGCGGCGACCTCACTCCCAGTCGGGAGAGAAGTCGTCTTCGTCGTCGTCGCACTCCGCGACCGTCACCGCGCTCATGCGATTGGCGATGGCGGGAATGAACTCTCGGTCGAACGCGCTGCCGCGCTCCGCGAGGAGAACCTCGCGCTCGACACCGTTCTTCTCGACCTTCGCGGTCGCGCTGTAGTCAGCGACCGATCCGTCACAGACGGTCGCGGTGATGCTGACCGTCATGCCGTTCTTCAGAGTGTGCTGGAAGTTGATCGTCATTGCTCGTCTCCTGAAGTTGAGTCGATCCCCTTGATCGACACGCGCATCATAGCAGGCACTACACTCCTGTCAAGTGGTGTATCGGTCAATCGGGAGATTTTTCTGAACTTTCTTTTGGGATCAACCTGTAGCCGCGCCGCCACAGCACCTTCTCTATGTCGTTGGCGGTCTCGGTGACAGCCTCTTCCGCCAGTTCGGGACGCGAGGCGTGCAACACCTCGTGGATCAGCACATTCAACGCCATGCGACCTTGCAGCGCACGGCGGACTCGGATGATCGGAGTCGAACCCGAATAGCCACAGTCGCCGTAGCGGTCGGAGGGAATCTCCCTTGAACGCACGAACCAGATGAACCAACGCTTCCCGTTCAGGATGACGCGCATCCTGTCCTTTATGGCATTCTTACGAGTCGAGCGTCCCATTGCCGTCCTCCTGCGGGGCGGTAGTCAACAACCGCGTCGATGACGATCAGCGCGGTTCCCCATTGGCTTGTGTCCTTTCGCATCATCCAAGTCGGTTGCAGCGGACCGGCTGTGCCGACATTGGCGTACCAGTACGGCAGCGGTATTCGCGCCGTCCTCTTCGCCTGCGTCACCTCCATCGGACGATGCGTGTGTCCCCGCACGACCAACTGGTTCGCCTCACCGCCGAACAGATTTGCGATCTGCAAGCCTTCCAACTCGTCGCTGTTTGCTCCAGCGTCGAAGCCGTGGATGAGTCGAACCTGACCGAACGACGAGACCCCATCCCTGCCCTTGACATAGGGCTTCCATACCCATCGGCTGAACTCCTTGCCGTACTTCTCGTGCTTGCGCCAGTCAACGAGTGAGCGCAACTGCGAGGGGACTCGGCGCGGGTCTTGGGTCAGGATGTTGTCGTCGTGGTTCCCAAGGTGGCACAGCGTGTGCGCCTTCTTCGGCAGGCACTCGCGGATCGACTTGAGGAAGTTGTGACCAAACTGGTACTCGTCCTCAAGCGTGTGTGAATACTCCGCGCTGCTGGCGTGGACGCTTGCAGCACCAGCCTCAAACAGATCGCCAAGGTGAACGAACCAGTCGATCCCCTTCAGTCCAGAGATGGTGTCGCACAGCCACTTCACCGTGCTTGGCGGGGTGAATGGGGCGTGGGTACAACTGATCGCGACTATCCGTACCGTCCTTGGCATGGAAACGCCTTTCCGCTCGTAAAATACGGGCAGAAAGGCTGCTTCCTCGGTTTGAAGCCGTCAATCGTTGACGGTTACAGAGAACCAGCCATGTACGGTCTGATCCAGATAGACCTTCGGAGGGATCGACCAGCCCCGTGAGGCTGGTTTCGGAAGTGACCTCGCCGCCAATGTCGGCGCACCTTGGGGTCGCTGGCATCCCCGCTCTCGCCAGACTCGGAAACGCTCTCGTTCAGCCGAAGCAGGATGCCGCTCCAGAGGTCGTGCCTCTTTCGGTCGGTTCGCCGTGGGTTGCCCGCGCGAATGATCCGTCCTCCGTGCTGGACGATCTCCGACGAACCGTCTGACCGCTCGGAGTTCCAGAGGCAGAGAACCTTGAATATCAGCGAACAGTTCTTGAACAAAGCCTCGCGCTCGACCTCCGCCAGTTTCGACTGCCACGGGTACTTCCTCCGCGTCTCGTCGTCCACCATGTCGCGCTTGCCGATGTAGTCCATCGCCTCCTGCCAAGTGTCCATGAACGGGATCAAAGCCCAAGAGCAAGCCCCCGCGCTGTCCACGATGAACACCGCGATACCGTCACCCTTCTCGACCTCTGACCAGACTCGGGCGAATCCGATGCCGACAGCGCGTACCTTCGTTGTGAACGCGCTCCCCGTATTGGGGTCTCGCATGACCGCCCCGTAGTACGAGTCCTGTCGGTCGGGGAGCATGAACAGCATCCCCTCGTGCGCCCATTGGATGTCTCGCATCGGAGCGTTGCCGAAGTCGGTTCGCTCCATCGCGTCGATCATCTCGTTACTCACGAAGTAGGTCGGCGCGTCATGCTCACGCAACGCCTCCATGACTCCGCGCGACACGAACTCCGCGTCCGTGTCCTTGTCCCTGATGACCGTCTCGGTCGCAAGAACCCACCACTTGTACGGATCGGTGAAGCCGCTTGGCGGCTGGATCAGGCGCGGCGGTCTGATGCCATCGCGCAACTGATTTGCGCCGAACATCTCCTCGCGATCCCTGACGATCTCGTCAAGCGTTGGAATCACAATGCGCCCTTGCTCACCAACGACTGGCATCCCAACAAACGAATGTAGAGCATCCGCCAATGGCGACCACTCCCACATCGAACTGTAGATGAACTTGCTCATGCCTTCTCCTTGTTACGGCGAGACAGGATTCCCGCGATCACATGAACGGTGTCTTCGTACAGCCCGTTCTTTGGATTGTCTGGATTCGCCTTGACCGCCGCTCGGCAGTCACCGATGTTCCAGCGCAGAGCATCATCGCTCATCGTCCCGTAGTGCCTCTCCGCCCATGCGAAGTTGAGATGCGGAACTCCGTTGCCGTCAGTCCAGTACGGACTTCCAGTCGGGGAGAGATGGTCTGGCTTTGGCTTGCTCATGCCCACATTGTAGCACAGCCCTCGACTCGTGTCAAGGGCTGCGCGTACAGAAGGTTGACAGGCGCGTCCGTGCGCCCGCCCGCGAGTGAATGGATCAGCGCGACCTGATGACTCGACCGACATCGCGGATGTCGATCTTGGAGTACGAGGTCGTCTTGGCGTACCTCTTCGCCGCCTCTGGGTTCTCCAACTTCCACTTGTCGGTATCGAACCCGTTGCGGCTGACCTGACTGACCGTGATGCGGACTCCCGCTCCGATGCCTACGGGCGCATCGCCCATCGCGGCGACCAGCAGAGACTTCGCGTTCGCGTAGTCCTGCTCCGCAGCGTCGAGCCGCTGCTTTGCAGCCCGCTCGTGCATCACCAGTTCCTCTGGCAGTTCCGCGATCACCCCGTCATCGCGCTTGCGTGCGCGGAGAAGGTCGAACGAAGGAACCTGACCATCAACGATCTCGGGCGGAGTGTCCTTCACGACATGGTTGTCCCACCACTCGCCAAGGCGCGACTTGATTTCCTCCGCGAAGGATCGGTCGAGAGGCACGGTGAAGATGTCGAATGACAGACCGAATGCAGCCCCAAGCCGCGCCACATAGCAGAGGTCGGAGCCAGCACAGATCATTTGATGCGTCACCTGAACCAGAACATGGTCGGGAACGCCATCGGTTTCGGCATCGCCCCAGTCCTTCAGTTGACCCGTGGTCTTGGACTCCACGATGGGACGACCGCGCTCAAACGCCTCGACCATGCCATCGACATTCGCGCGGAGGATTCCGTCAACGAAGGTCGCATCGGAGTGGTCTGGAGCCGCGACGACAGGCTTGCCGATCTTGACCGCCGCCATGTCGAGGACAGCCTTCTCAAGCATCGTGCCGATCCACGCGGCTTCGCCTGCACCGCCGCCATCGACGCGACCAGTCTTCTGGAGCCAGATGTCGTAGGGGGTCTTGTACGACGACAACCCGAGGATCGCCGCAGCGTCCGACGAGCCGATGCCCTTGTTGCGATCAGCGAGTTGCTGTGGGGAGATGACCATTCCGTCTCATTCCTTACCCGCGCCCCGTAGCGCGATGACCGCATGGAAGCGGTCTGAACTGGGCGACCTGATTCTTCTTGAAGACGAGCGTGCGCCCAACCCGTTCGCCTTCGATGCTTCTGTTTGCAGCGATTGCCCTGATGCGCCGAGGCGTGACCCCGTAGATACGCGCGAGGTCGGCAACCGTGACATGATCCGACAAGATATTCCGCATTCGGTACACTATAGCGGCTTCGCGCCCGCTTTCAATGCGGCACGCTTCTGCGCCGCCAGTATTCCCGAGATGCTCCTGCGTAGTTTCTTGATCGCGTTCTCCGCTCTGCGCTTCTTTGCGTCCCAGACCTCGACGCGAGATTCCAGCGCGAGTACACGAGCCTCTGCCGTGCTTGCCCTTTGCTTCATCTCCGCCTTTGCGGTCTTTGCCGCCGCTTCTCGTCTGATGGACGATGCGTGATGCGCGAGGAGACACCTGTATGCGCCCGCGCGGTAGGCATCAAGCGCATTCTGCGCCATGTCTTGAATGCGGCACTCCATGCGGTTCCGCCAGTCGCGCTTGTTCGGGAGCGAACTCTCCTGTTGGCAAGTTCGGTAGATCGTCTTGCCCTCGTGACTGATGTGGGCGATCTCGTGAGCCGCGAGGAACACGAACGCCTCGCACGCGCTGTTCGCCGTGCGCGGGACATCCCAGTAGATGTTCCAGTATTTCCAGTCGCGGCGGTAGTTGCGCCGAGAGATGGAAAGATGAACCCTGTTCATGGTCAGGAACGCCGTACCGCTGCCGCGCCTCTTCTTCGCGTCCCAGATGGTGATCGACACCGCAGGGACTCCGTAGAACTCGCACAGCCACTCGACCGTTGCCTTTGCCCACGAGTCTGGAAACTCGCTTGTGTTCTTCCATTGTCGGATGCTGCTGTCTTTGGGCATCCTCCACTTGCCGTTCTTGAGAGTAGGCATCAAGACTCCTTCCGTGAGGCTTACACCCTACCACAAGTATCAACACTTGTCAAGTGGGTCGCGGCAAGAATCTATTTCTCCCATTTTCTGTTCACACCCCTTGACACCTGTGCCGATTGGGGTATAGTACGCGGGTCGAACAGCAAACGGGCTGGCTCGACTGATCGGAATCGCGGCAACGCCGCACACGCATAGGAGAGACGAGCAATGGCACACGAGATGACCGACACCGACAACCTGATCCTCCGCCGCACCGCCGCTTGGCACGGCAAGGGTCGGGTCGTCCAGACCGACATGATGCCGATGGAGGCGTTCAGCGAGTCGGGACTGGACTGGAACATCGTCACGACCAACCGCCTGTCGGGTTACATCGACGGCGACGACAAGCCCACCGCCTTCGCCACCGAGCGTTTCAAGATGGTGATCCGCGAGGACACGGGCGACATCTTCGCCGTCCAGCCGTCCAACTGGACTCCGCTCCAGAACCGCCAGATGGCGGAGGACGCGCAGTTGATCGCGGAGGAGATCGGCGGTTGCGCCGAGACCTTCGGTTCGATTCGCGGCGGACGCATCGTGTACACCGCCATCGGGTCGAAGGACGGCATTGAGATCGGAGGCAAGGGCGACTTCGTGAAGCCCTACTTCATCCTGTGCAACGGGCATGACGGAACCCTCGCGTACAAGTCAATGTGGTCGGGCATCCGCCCCGTGTGCGCGAACACCGTCCGCATGGCTCTTCAGGAGGGCGGCAAGGACGGCTTCGCGTGGAGCCTCAAGCACACGCTCAACTTCCTTGAGAACCGCGAGTACGCGGTGCGCGTGTCGAAGGCGTGGAAGAAGGCGACCGACAACTACGCCATCGCCATCAACGGCGTGGCGAAGAAGTCGCTGAACGCCGAGCAGATTCGCGGGCTGTGGGTCGATGTGCTTGAGACGATGTACGGCGAAATCCCGCTGAACCCCGTCAACAAGCGCGAGGAGACGAAGAAGGCGACCTGTGTCGCCGCGCTCCGCCGCATGAGCGAGACCTTCGACCGCGAGGCTGGTCAGTTCGGTGCGAACGCTTGGATCGCGTACAACGCGGTGACCGAGTTCCTCCAGCATAGCGAACTCGCCGCGCGTAGCGCACCTTCGTCCGATGCCCGCATCCACTCGCACCTCTTCGGACGCGAGGCGGAACTCCGCAACATCGCGTGGCGCAAGACGGTCGAACTGGTCGGCGCGTAAGCGTCTCACGGTCGTCTGGTGACCTCAAGTTGCGCCGCCGCGACCAGACACGCGGCGGTGCTTTCGATTCAGCGGGTACAACTAGCATGATGTCCAACAAGAAGAAGTTCTCCCCTTCGGTGGAGACGGTTCGTCTCCTCTCCGCCGCCGCCGTTGACTCCATCATGGAGAACAGGGCTACGGCAATCGGTCGCATCGGGGAGTTCGCGGTCGCCGCGCTCTGCCGCAATGTGCGCGACGACATTCACGCGGTCGCGCGTGTACAGGTCGTCGGCAACGATGTAACCATCGAACTCTACAACGACTGGGACGAAGCCCTGAAGAAGTTCGGGAAACTCGTCCGAGGGTCTTGACACCTATTCCGAGTTCGGTATACTACCGACAATGGCGGCTAACGGGGTCGCCTGAATCAGAGACAAGAGGCAACACACAATGGAACAGTCACAGCAGATCGGCAGTCTCGCTGCCGCGCTTGCGAAGGCGCAACTTGAGATCGCGAACCCAGAGTTCGACGCGGTGAACCCGCACTTCAAGAACCGCTACGCGAGTCTCGCGGCGCACACCGAGTCGCTCCGCAAGCCACTCGCGAAGCAAGGACTCGCAATCGTCCAGTCAATCAGCACGGGCGACAACAGCGTCTCCGTCACGACTCGACTCATTCACGCCAGCGGCGAATGGATGGCGGACAGCGTGAGCATGGCATTGCCCGAGCGTGCAACGGCACAGGTCTTGGGTTCGTTCGTGACCTACCTCCGTAGGTACTCTCTTGCGGCGTTCGGTCTGGTGGTCGGGGAACCCGACGACGATGGGGAAGAGGATCGCAAGAGCCGTCCTACCTTCAACCCTGCCAACGCCAAGGGCGGAAGCGGCAAGCCCGCCAGCAAGCCCAGCAAGCCCGCTGACGACTTCCTGTCGGAAGCCGCCCCCATTCGCGCGGCTTCATCCGACGAGCCTCTGATCGGCTCTGACCGCGCCGACGAGATTCTCAATCGTCTGGCGGCGATCAAGCGCAACCCAGTCGCGCTCCTCGCGGCGGTTGAGGGGCAGGGCTTCGATGTCTCCAGCGGCATCGCTGGTCTGCCCGAGTCGCTCTTGCCTCGCGTGGAAGCGTGGGTCGCCAAGGCTGTTCAAGCCCACGGCGAGGCGGCTGGGGAAGAAAATGCGGAATCTTCCGCAGAGGGTAGTGACAAGTCCTCGCGGCTGGATACGCTCCGCACCCGCCGCTCCTCAAGGGGCGGCTGATGTCCAACCAAAGGTCAAGTCGCTCCCGACGACTACTGCGCTGTGGCGCATCGGGAAGGGTGACGACTGCCCGTCGAGAAGGTCGAGGTCTCCCCGTCGAAAGACGGGGATTTGCCGTAGGGATTGGCTCTACCCTACGCCGAGTGTCAACGATTGACACCCGCGCTATTCCCCGTCATCAGCGGGTGGCTGACCCCACCGAAATGAGCATTCTGACGGGGCGCGATACGCGCTGTACGCCGAAAGGGTCAGCCAGAGATCGCAGCGGCTCTCCTTCAGGAGCCGCTCTGCGCTCCCGCCTCACGGGTAGCCAAAGAAACACCTCAACATCAAGGATGATACGGGAATGACGAAGACCAAGAAGACGGTTGTCCCTCTCGCAGACCTCACCGATGATGCGCGGTTTCAGTCGCGCACCCGTACCGACACGGGAACGGTTGACGACTACAAGGAGTCGATGTCAGGCGGCGCGGTCATGCCACCTATCACGGTCGCTCTTGTCGAGGGCGTGATGTTCATCGTTGACGGATGGCATCGCGTTCAGGCTGCACGGGAACTTGGATACGAGGAGATCGAAGCCGAGGTCATTCCGATGACCGACAGCGAGGCTATGTGGCGTGCCGCTGGCGCGAACCAGTCGCACGGTCTGCGCCGAAGCAACGCCGACAAGATTCGCGCCGTCGAGATGGTTCTCGCGATCCCGACCACCGAGATGATGTCGGACAGGGAGATTGCGCGGCGCATCGGCGTGTCGCACGAGTTCGTGCGCCAGCACAGGATGCGCGAGGAGGAAGGCTCCGATTCGGTCGATGAGGTCGAGGAGATGGACGAGGAGTCCACGGGCGTTGACGGCGACGATGACGCTGGCGACAACGCCGCAGACGAGCCGATGGCGGAGGCGAAGAAGAAGTACACGGAGATCATCGGCATGATCGACGCGGTGCGTGCCGCGCTCACGATGCTGTCGAGCGACCCCGCTGGCTATTCGGTCAACTGGAACGCGCTGGACGCGGACATAAGGAACGCCAAGCGTTGCCTGACCGATGCGATGCCGCACGACCTGTGCGTGTATTGCAATGGAGACGGGTGCGATGCCTGCAAGCACACGGGCTGGCTTGGAAAGGTCGCAATCGAAATGGCTCCGAAGAATCTCAAGAAGGGACGCAAGTGATGTTCATTCCACTATCCGAACTGGTGTTCATACCAGTCGATTCCGTCAGCAGAATCTCGTTCTTTGGCGGCGATGCCAGAGTCGAACTCAAGCCGAGCGCGACCCGTGGCGACGAGGTGATCGTGGTCAAGGATGAGGATGCCCGCAGGCTGTTCTCGTTCATCATGGCGCAGATGCCACCGTCTCACTATCACGCGACGATGGAAGAAGCCGCGAGAAGCGGCGTTGCAGGCGATGACTCGCATCCGTATCGGAAGCCGACCGCATGACCGACCTGTTCACTCCCACGCAGTTGATTCAGCGCAAGGCGATCAGCCTGCGTCCGTACCAGACCGAGGCTGTCGAGGCTGTCGAACGCGAGTTCCAGACCAACGACTCGACCCTGCTCGTCATGGCGACTGGTCTTGGCAAGACGGCGACCTTTGGCGAGATGATCCGCCGAATGTCTGGCAATGGGAAGCGTTGCCTAGTGATCGCCCACCGAAGCGAACTTGTCGAACAGGCTGCACGGCACATCCAGACGCGAGTTGGCATCAACGCCTCCGTTGAGATGGCGGAGCGGCGTGCGACGAACGGCATCTACGCCGATCCAGTCGTCGTCGCATCCGTCCAGACCTGTGTCGCGGAGAGCGGCGGTTCGCGGCGGATGGAGCGGTTCAACCCATCGCAGTTCAGCCTTGTCGTCGTTGACGAGGCTCACCACGCGACGAGTTCGTCGTACCGAGATGTCATCAACTGGTTCACCGCTGGCGGCGCGAAGGTTCTTGGCGTTACCGCGACCCCCGACCGCGCCGACGAAGAGGCTCTTGGTCAGGTGTTCGATTCGGTCGCGTATGAGTACGGTGTCGCTGAAGGCATTGCAGACGGATTTCTTGTCCCCATCAAGCAGACGATGGTCACGGTCAGCAGCCTCGACTACTCCGACTGCCGCACCACCGCTGGCGACCTCAACGGAGCCGACCTCGACCGCGTTCTGAAGTACGAGGAGACGCTCCACCGCATGGTCGAGCCGACCGTGAAGATCGCTGGCGACAGGCGAACGCTCATCTTCTGCGCGTCCGTCGAACACGCCGAGCGGGTGGCTGAAATCATCAACAGGTACAAGCCCAACACGGCGGCGTTCGTGAGCGCGAACACCCCGCACGACCGCAGGCGAACCATCTTCCGCGACTTCGGTGACGGCAAGTACCAGTTCCTTTGCAATGTCGGCATCGCCACGGAGGGGTGGGACGACCCAGCAACGGACGGCAAGGGCGTTCAGTTCATCGCCATGATGCGCCCGACCAAGAGCAGGAGCCTTTACTGCCAGATGGTTGGTCGCGGTACGAGGACGCTGCCGAGCGTGATTGACGGGATCGAAACGCCAGAGGGGAGACGGGCTGCAATCGCGTCGAGCGCGAAGAAGTGCGTGACCGTCCTCGACTTCGTTGGGAACTCTGGTCGCCACAAGTTGATGCGTGTCGCGGACGCGCTTGGAGGAAACTGGTCTGACGCTGTGCGCGACAGGGCTACGGCGAAGTCGGAGCAGGATGCCAACAACTCGCTGCTGGTCGAGGTCGATGTACTTGAGCAGATGGATGAGGTCGAGCGCGACCTCAAGCGCGAGGCGGAGGAGAAGCGCAGGACTTTCATCAAGATTCGCACGACCTACAAGACGCAGGACATCGACCCGTTCTCGTCGCTTGGGATCGTGCCGCAGCGCGTGCCCGGGTGGGCGAAGCGCATTCCCGCCAGCGAGAAGCAGATCGCCTTCCTGAAGCGCAACAACATTCCCAATGTTGACAACCTCAACACCAAGGAGGCAAGCCAGTTGATCGAACACCTCATGTCCGCGCCCACGGACAAGCAGGCATGGGTGCTTCGCAAGGCTGGTCTCGACCCCGCGAACTTCGACCGCAAGGGCGCGTCAGAGGCAATCGACAAGATCAAGAAGGGCTAGATCGCCCAAGCACAGACGAGGAAGTCATGGAAGACATCAGGCACACGATCTATGCAGGCGATTGTTGGAACGAGATTCGGAAACTTTGCGATCAAAGCATTGACTCCATTGTTACCGATCCTCCCTACGGACTTGAGTTCATGGGGAAGGAGTGGGATCACGGCGTTCCCGCCAAGGACTTTTGGATCGAAGCCTTGCGGGTTGCAAAGCCGGGATGTCACCTTCTTGCCTTCGGCGGAACTCGCACCTACCACCGACTTGCCGTGGCGATTGAAGACGCAGGATGGGAAATCCGAGACTGCATCATGTGGGTCTACGGCAGCGGATTCCCCAAGTCGCATGATGTGAGCAAGGCGATTGACAAGGCGGCGGGAGCCGAGCGTGAAGTTGGAGAAGTTGATCCCGCTAGGGCTGGGAGATTGGTCAATCAACAATGCGAATACCAAACATCATCGGGATGGAGTGCTGGTGGCAGGAAGATCACCATTGATCCCCCAGCAACCGATGATGCAAAAAAATGGAATGGTTGGGGAACCGCTCTCAAGCCCGCATGGGAGCCGATCATCGTCGCAAGGAAGCCGCTCGTCGGAACGGTTGCGGAGAATGTGTTGAAGCACGGAACGGGCGGGATCAATGTTGATGGGTGTAGGATTTCCACGAGCGCAGAGGACGCAGCCGCTATGGAAAGAGTGAACAGCCCCAACTCTGCAAGGATGAGGATTGACAGAAGAAGGAGAGGCGATGGATACTTCTCTCCACAAATCGGAATCGGGGAAATGGACACGACGAAGGGTCGCTTCCCCGCCAACCTCATTCACGATGGCAGCGATGAGGTGGTGGGGTTGTTTCCCCACACAACTAGCGGCAAGCCGTGCGGCATTCAGAATGTCAAGTCTTCCACCTACGGACAGTCTCAAGCGGGTAGACCGCTCACGGGATTTGGCGACAGCGGGTCTGCCGCCCGTTTCTTCTACTGCGCCAAGGCAAGCAGGAGCGACAGGGAAGATGGCTTGGAATCCGACAGCGGAACCTTGCAGCAGTCTGTTGCATTCGGGCAGAGGAAGCATGGAACGCTTCCCTACACAAATGAGATTCGTGAACAGAATCCACGACCAAGGGTGAACACCCATCCAACGGTCAAGCCGACCGACCTGATGCGCTACCTATGTCGCTTGGTCACCCCTCCAAACGGGATCGTCCTTGATCCTTTCATGGGATCAGGAAGTACGGGCAAGGCAGCGATGCTGGAAGGATTTCGCTTTGTTGGTATTGAAAGAGAAGCGAGTTATGTCGAGATAGCGAAGGCTCGTATCGCGTCTGCAATGGAAAAGCGAACGAAATCAACAGCGCATCCAACTCTTTTCTCGGAGACCACTCCGTGAACGACAAAGAAGCATTATTGAATGAGGCGATTGATGCTGTGTCGAAGCGAGGACGCACCTACGGAGACGCACAGCATCATTTCATGCGTACTGTTGGCGCGATCAACGCCATGTTCAAGCACAAGTTCAACGAGGACTTGACACCAAGCGACTGGGCGATGATGATGATGATCGACAAGATCGCACGGGAGC